ATCTGCAAAAGCTTTTTCTAAACCATTTGAAGTTAATACCAGTGGTTCTCCAGCTACAACACTTCCTGTAAATCCAGCTACATGAAAATTGTCTATTATTTGAGTATTGTTTGTAGATGAACTGCCAGAACCTTTTTGAACAACATCACAAATAATTATATCTTGATAATTTGATGTTGGTGTGGGATAATATACATCACTTGGATATTCAAAAAATAAATCTGTAGCAGATGACGAATACCAATAACGTAACCCTATTTCTGGATAATATCCTCTAATTAAATATGTTTTATCCGCCATTCTATCTCCTCATCATGCATATTGATTTATACCAAGTTTATATATACTTTGAAACCAATCTTTATTTCGTGCAACTTGTGCAATTCTTAAATCGTCAACTAAAACATTTGAATTAATAATAGCCCATTTTCCATTTCCACTAGACAGTGGACCATAATAATTAATTCCACTTCCTTTGGGATTCATTAATGAATAATTTCCATTTATTGATGTATAAACATTTGTACCATCAAAAACAAATCCTATAAATACCCATGAGTTTGTGGAATTGAAAAGTATAGGTGTGCTATATGTATAAGTTATCCCATCTACTCCTAAATATTCAAAACAAATAGCATTGTCAGCATTTGTTTTTATAGTAAATACAACATTTGAATCTGCATCTAATTTTTGAAGCGCTATACAAGAATTTGGAGTGATTGGTGCTAATAAATTAATCCATAAACTTATTGTAATTATATCTGGTTGAGCACATATATCTTGAGTATACATTGTGTTACCAGATAACATGGCTGCATTATTAAATATTCCAGTAAATTCTGGACAATGAGCAATTCCAAAAGGATTACTATCAATTATAGGTAATGATAAATCACCTGCAACTCCCAATATACCTGAATTATGATATTTATAAAATGAACTAGAATTAGCATCATCAAATTTCCATACAATCAAATCATCACTTGTTGTATTTACATATCTACCATTTGAATTAGATATGCTTCCATCATTGTTATTAAATATTTGCACAATCAATGAAGCATCCCATATAATACTTTTATTTTCAATATCAGATGATAGAACTGCTTGTGTTTGAAGTGCTCGTAATTCTAAAATAGTATTTGTTATTGGTAATTGACTAACTAAATTCAATTGAATATCTTTTGTAAAATATCCACCATTATAAGGTGTTATATTATTGAAAGTAAATGATGTTATTAATGTACTTACACCATCTGTAATTTTATAAAGTCCAAGAGTCAATATAACATTTTTTTCAACATATACATGCGTTTTAAAAAAGACTTCAATACCAGAATTGGCATTGCTCATTGCACATTCTTCAAAAAGATTTAAACCAATTTGCCCAACAGATATTTGATTGGAATATATTGAGTTAATAGAATATTTATCAGCAATTTGAATACGATGAACTGATTTACCTAATCCAGTAATTTGACTTTGAGTTGTTTCTAATAAGTCTAAACGTTTTGATACAGTAGATTGAGTTCCAAAAGGTTTTATTCCTAAACTTGTTTCAAGAGCAATAATACTATTACGCATTTTAACAATGTAATCAATAATAGATTGTTGGTCTGTCGGATAAGGTAAATATGTAGTTGAAGGTGTATTATTTACATCTTCATTATCATAATGTGCTGGATAATTTGGTTGTGGTAAATTCTCAAAACTCATTTTACCTTATTAGTATCTAATTGTTACACGAGTATAAGGAATAGCAAATGCAAGTAAATGTTCAATTGCATCGCCATTAATTGATCTTGTTATAGATAACAATATATACATATCTGGATTTGAAATCAATTTTGTTGATGAATCTGCTATCCAACTTTCATTTGTATTTGCAGCGGGAGTAGTTGGTTGATTAGTTGTATTAAATCTATTATATTGTAATGTCTGTTGAGATGAACTTGATCTAGATAATGGAATATTTATATTACCATTCCAAAGACTGCCAGTATCTGTATCTGTCATATAATATTGAGTTATTCCAGAATTTGTAACACTGTTACCAAATATCCAAGAAGCTGATGTCATAACAGTCAGATCTGTAGAAGATAAATTTTTAAAATATACAGGAATATCAATATTCAAAATTTCACAATCTTTTGGCAAACCAGATAAAGGAATTAATATTTGATTTTGATAATGAGAACCGCTACTAGAATCTTCTATCATAGGGTCACTAGCATTAGTATTAGTATTAGGACCGCCTTTCCAATGATTAGTATAATATAATCCAGATGGTAAATCACTCCAAGAAGCAATATCTCCTTTACCATAAGAACCTGATTGTATAATTCTACTAGCTTTACGATTATTATTTAAACTACTTGATCTTGCCTCAATAATATCAATATCTTTCATTAACAATGTACAACTTGGACTAGTTGTATTAAATCCATATTGTTTGAATTGAGTGCAACTTATATCAAATTTAGCTTTTTGATTTTTATTATTACATATTCTTATTCTAGAATCATTTACTTTTGTTTCATCATGTCCTAAAACTTCTTTTACTTGTATTATATTATCATATCTTAATGTATTACTAAATGTATTATTTTCAATAATACCATCAATTTTATTTGGATATTCTGGGTCACTAAATACTCTAATATAATTACTAATGTTTATATTATTATTTGATAACAATATCGTATTATTTGTAATATTTGAATAATTAATGTTTTTAACATAAATAGGTACAACTATATTTGCATTTAGAACTGCATTAGCATTGTATTCTATAAAATTTCCATTTATATATGTTGATGAATTTATATCAAGTGTAGTACCTATCATTTGACAATCAATTACATAACCGTTCACACCAGCAACATTTTTTGTCATACAAATAGTATTATTTATTATTTTCGCAGTATGAAATCCATGAATGCTTATTGAACTTTGAGCAATTTGAGTAGTAGTCGATGTTTTCACATTTTGTATTTTGTTATTTTCTATAATTACATTTGAATTTGCTCTAGATATTTCATTACAATAACAATGGATAATTGCACATGTGTTTGCAGTGTTATAATGACATATTTGTGATTCATCAGCACCAGTACAATTAATGATATTATTTGAAACTAATAAATCAATTAAAATATTATTAGAATAGGTATGTTTAAAACAAAAGAATGAACCACTATTCGATGTAAAATTATTAATATTGTTTTTTATTATTATATTTTGACAAACATTTGAATTATTACTAATTGGTTCTTCAATTATTGATATTAATAATCCAGTAAAAATATTTTCATTAATTTGTATAGTATGTTCTTTGTTATTACCCTCAAGACTATTTGAAATACATAATCCAATACCACCAGATGAAAGTGTACTACATTTCGAATTGTTTCCTATAAATTTTGAACGTTCAACTATAATATTTTGAGTTGCTGATAATGCACATAAGCTAGAATAATTAACAGAAATAGGTATTTTAGAAATGTCAATAATAGTATTGTTAATGTTTATATTTGCATAATCAATAAATGCCAAAACATCATATATATTAGTGTCCATTTGAGAAATTGTAAAATTGCAATTTGTTATTATAATATTTGGCAAACCTGAACCGTCATCATCATCTAAACTATTAACAGGATATCCTTGAAATGAATATTCAGTTGAACAATTTGAAATTGTATAATCTACATTTCCATGATCAAGTGCTATTGTTATCCAACTATTTGATACAGTATTATTCAACATACAATTATCAATAATAACTTTTGAACGTATTATACTTGATGGATTAAGTGAATTCGTCAAATTTTTTGGTAGTATACCAACATTATTGAAAATACAATTTTTAATAATTAAATTATTTTTTATATTGCTACTATTATCTTGAAAAAATATAGGACAAACAATTCTAGTATTATTTAATGAATAAAAATGAATATTTTCTAAATGTGTTCCAAGTATTATATAATTATCAACGTCTACAGTCCAATTTGTTATTGATGCTGGAGATGTTACATTGAAAAGTGTTATTTTAGGTAATGTACCATTTTCTTTCAATCCAATTAATTTACATCCTAATCCTAATACATTAAATGTACTATCTATTATATAATTACCTGGACGAAGTAATATCGTTAATTGATCTCCAATGTTAGATGTATTTCCAGTTTTATAAGCACTTATGCTATTTGGAAATAAATTTGATAATAGATTTAATGAATTAGAACCATTAATATCTCCAATACTATTGATCCCATCTCCAATTGTAATATACCAATCTGATTCTGTTACTCCATTTACACAATTATTATTAATTTTACAAATTTGATCATTTCCATTGTCAATATATATAATATGTGTAAGTGTATTTTTATTTATCGAATTTATATTTAACGTATTGTTATTTATAATTATATTGACAGTAGCATTTGCAGCTCCAACAGAATGAAAACAATATCCTTTTAATTCAGCGGGTATATTATTGTCATAAATCATTGTTTCATATTTTATATTGTTTCCAACAAATTCTGCATCACAAGGTGTAAATTCAATTGTAGAATCAATATTTGTTTCTTTTGAAAAACACCATATTTTGTTATTCTTTATTGTTATTTTGTTATTAGCACTATTTGTTGTTCCAATTGTTGATAATACTTTTTGAACTCCATGAATTATACAATTTTGAATATCAACACTAAATCCAGTGCCAGGAAAATTGTCATAAAGTTTAATAAAATTACTTGTAATAGATGTTGTAAGTGAATTTATACTATCTTTAGATTTTCCTATTACAGTGCAATTATATACTTTAATTTTAGAGCTATTTGTAATTTGAATAAATGCGCCGCTGGTTGTACTAGCTAAATTTGGGTAAATTGGAGGATCTACTGTATAATTTGTGGTATAATTATCTACAAAAGTCAAATTTGAAAAATTATTAATGGAATATCCATCAGAATTCCATTCTGTAGATTGTGTTTTATTTATTATCATTGTTGGAACACTTGGAGCAACAAACATTGCTTTTGAACCGATAATCAAACCATAACCAGCACTTAATATTGTGCTTCCATTTGTTCCTAATACAGAAACTCCAACAGGTAATGTAACTGTTTCATTAAAAACATATACACCTGGCTTCATTAAAATACATCCACCTGAAGATAATTGACCACTAGCAAATGCAAGTGCAAAACAATCACTTACAGTTAAATTATCACTTACTGTAAAATCTCCAACAGAATTAACTCCATCACCAATTGTAGTATATGTTAATCCAACAAGATTATTATTTAATTGTGATAATGCTCCTTGAAGATTTGTGGATGTTATATGAGGCAATGCAGCTATATCAATTGTATTAGCCGTGTGTCTAAATCCACCACCTTCAACGTGAGCATTAAAATCATTTTTTCGTGTAACTAACTCAGCGTTACCTTCAACTACCCGACCAGATCCTATAATTGGTGTATGAACCATGTCTGTTCCTCATTAATAACAATTTGACTATAATTATGTGATGTTATTGGTTATGGTAAAACAATTGTGTGTGTATGTCCTAAAACTTCTTGAACCTCTCCATTAATAATATAATGTGAATGCCCAAAATTTACAGAAGTAGTTTGATTTACTTGTGTTAACATTGTAATATTTTCATTTATAACAATATTATGTAAATGTGGTCCATGCCCAACTAAATTCGACACGCTAGTATTTAAAATTGTTGGAAGTTTAGATGCATCTCTTATTGTTCTATATTGATAAATAATATCAGTTTTATCACAACGATGTAATTGAAATTTTTGCGCTCCTTCAACAGAAAAAAGCAATCTATTTCTATTTACATTTAATATTTCATAACGATATTCTTCTGTTCCATCTCTGTTAAATCTAATTAACATATCTCTGTCTTTTATAGCTGGAGATACAACAGTCCAAGCATTGGGTAAGAAATTTTCTTCAAATCCTCTATTTTTATAAGCAACATCGTCATTTGTTGCATCAAAACGAATCATTAATCGCCTATCAGAACGTCTTGTATTAAAATATTGTTCATATCCACCAACAAATCCTGTTGTTAAACATATTGGGCATCGTCCATCAGCAGCTTCATAATTTGATCTAAAACATTTACATCTAATTCCTGTCCAACGCCTTCTTAACAATACAACAGGCTCTCCCGTTACATCTAATAACATTTGTTGTCGTTGATAATTGGATTCTTCTAAGTTAAGCCCTCTTTTTTTCTTACCATCCCCACAGCCATATTCACCACCTTGATAACTACCTATACAATGCCCTGCAAATGTGTCAATAGTGCTTGTTCTATGATAACCTGTATAATCATATTCTTTTAATAATGCACTACTTGTATCTGATGCAGTTAAATCTGTATTAATAATATCTTTATTAACTTGACAATATCCATCTTCTTCTGTATATGCATAATTAGGTGTATGAAAATCAGCTTCAGTAGTAATAACAGCATCATTTTTTTCTTCATATCCAGTGAAAAATTTTAATACTGTTTTTTCATTATGTGCCGCTGCAACTGTTCCATTATAACCACGTCCTGAAGGCAATATATGTATTGTATTAGTTGTTTTATCAACCATATAATACATTATAACTTCTTTTTCTAATGTAATTAATCCATATGGTGGAAAATCAACTGCATCAAATACATTAATTGTTGTATCTGTATTTGAAATGCTTTTTGTTATATACGTTTCTGGATATGTATAACAATTTGGAGCAATATCTTGTCCTGAAGGTAAAGTTTTTATATCCATTTCTAATGGATTCCATAACATCGCTCGAACAGCAAAAAACGTTCTTACCATTGGATTAAATGCAGATAATTTTGCTTCAAGATTTTCAGTCACATATTTTGGACCTTCATAAAATACATCTTCAATAACTTTTGAATAATAAATATTATATGCCACCTTATAATTTGCATTTTTTGAATACGCTTCATTACAAGATACACAAATAGTTGTTCCATCTCCTTGTGAAGATATAGCTTTTATTTTTTGATATGTTGGATTGGCAAAAATTGGTTGTAAAATAGAACAGGTCATATAAGAGATATGAAAATATTAGATAATACGATTTTCTCGTCGATGTCTTAATCGTAAATATTGAGGCGCAACTGCCGTTATTCTAAGTGTTCCTAACCCAATTGGAGATGGTTTGAATTGCGCTTTAATTGTTTTTAATTTTTCTCTATATGGCCCTAATAAAGAATTCATTTGTCCATTTAGAAAATCAGCTACCGCAGCAGGTTGAAAACTAATACCATTATCTGTAATATTATATTCTCTACCCTTTTCAATTAATGCTTTGCTACCTAACGCCATTATATATGCACCTTCTACCAAAATATCAGCAAAATTATCCACAACAAATGGTTCATCAAATGTAAATCCTGTTGGGTGTGGATATAAATTAAATTCTGCTAATGATGAACTTAAAAATGCATATAATTCTTCTACACTGAATATTTCACAATTTTCATATTCAATATTTCCATGGCTATCTTTTACTTCATGTCGTCCAGAACTTTGTAATCGTAAACGTAATAATTTTATTAATCTATTAAGATTTTTTATAGCTTCTTGTGATAGAAGAATTTCAGGTTCATCTCCTAATTGTGCATGTCCTTCTAATGGATTTGGTAATTTATGATTATATACGTTAAAAGAAAAAGTCCCGTCTATTGGCACTCCACCTAATACTCCATCCCAAACATCATACCACCTTCCTTCTGGACCATTAATTGGTATTGTAAATATAAATGAATATAAACCTATTCCAATTTTATTTACACCAACACTTGTAGATGGCATGATAACTGTATTATCTGGTTCTACTATCGTTATAGATGGTATGGCATCTAAATCAGTTGGCGCTTTTGCATTATCTCTAAATTGAACTCTTAATTCAACATCTTCTCCTAATCCTGTATTATCATTTCGTGTATTCATTTTGCACCATTTAATTAGCAGCCCGTTAATATACCTTTTGTATTTACATTTGATGAAATTATTACTTTTGCATACTTGTCATTATGTTTTATAATTGGCTGAATAGAAGATACATCTATATCTGCAAAATTCATCTTATAATAATCAACAAATGGTTCTATAACCTTTATTGTAATTATATTTGTATTAACAACTGGACATTGTTCAATAATGTTATCGACAAAACAACTTACAAAATTACCAGGAATACTATATGTACTTATGGCAATACTTGGATTGATAATATTGTTTATCAAAATCAATGGTTGTGCATTTATATTATTACAACAATATACTGATTGATTTAATATAGTAAAATTCATTTTTGGTATATCTACTGTTTTTATAGACATACTTATAATAGGCGTACTAAATTCTGTTGAATAATTTATTGGTGTTGTATTTATATCTATTATATGTTTTGCAAAAATAGGATTTATTGTTATTGAAGCAGCTACTGCATTCGATGTTATTTTACCTATACTTACATTTGGAGTTATAATATCTTGTTTTATCTTTATTGGAGTTGGATTAGCATATATAGTTCCAATACAAATAGCTGGAGAAATTATTGAAATATTTTCATTTATAGCTATAGCATTGGTTGAAATACTTCCAAGTTTAATTGTTGGTTCTATTATATTGATTTTTATATTTGATGGTTTAGTTGATATAAAATATGAACATGCTCCAAAAGTAGTTGTAGAAAAATTTGTATTAAAATTAATTGCAGGTGCATATGCAGATTGTTTAATTGTTATATTTGATGATATTGTGCTTTGTAATGTTATTGCATTTGCACTAACACTTATATTATTTTGTATAACATGATTTCCAAATATAATGTTTAAATTTTTTGGTGTAGTAGATATATTTGTACTGGATATCGCTATACTTGGTGAAATAGGTTTTATATTAATAAATATTGGAGAAATATTTAATGCAATTTCTCCAACTTTAATTATTGGAGTAACAATTGAACTTGATAAAGTAATTGGAGCTGCGTTTAATGATATTTCATTTTTTACAGTTGGAGATATAATGGTTATATTGCTATTTATAGGCGCAACTGAAATATTGCTTAATATAGATGGTAAACCCAGTTTTGTTTGAATTATTAATGGCGCTACATTTATAGAATTATTAACTGATGGTGTAGCAATTAAAATGTTTTCGTCAATTGTAGTTGGTGTTACTACAGATGAAGGAATATCTAATTGTCGTAATAACAATAACACAACTAATCACCTCTTATTTTAACGTTGTGCCATGATATCAAAAAATTCTGTACCTGATGATCTTATTATTGTTGGAAAAGTAATTGAAGAATTATCTATTGTATCAAAATATGAACAAAGTCCAAATTTACTACCAACTACAGCGGTACTTTGAGTATATCTCAAATAAGTCCACTCATTCATTTGTCTAGAAAATGCATTATAACGTTGAAAAACTTGTGTTCCATCCTTGTTAATATAAGCAAATCTTCCTTTTCCAATTGTTGAAACACCATCATATATTAAAGAAGAACCAGTTGTAAAAGTTGGTCCAGAACCATACGCAACAGCATTTTCCCAAGTATTTGTATGTAAATTTAATATACTTAATGTAGTTGCACCACCACCAGAAAATGTATGTATTGTTGTATATCTAAAATTTTTATCAGGATCGTTATTATATATAGATTTAGCTATTCCAAATGGTTGAAATGCCATCAATCCTGTTGCAACTGCTGCGCCTCTTGCTGTATATGTGTCTGTTGCCCAAGTATTTGCCTCTTGATTGTAACAATATACAGTTGAAGATGCACTTGTAAATAATACAATATCATTATTATTTTCTAATACACAAATAGCCCCAGCACTTGGAATTGTTGTCCAAGCAGCAATTGTTAAAATAACAGAAGAACCTGCTGTACTTGCTGTTATTTTTCTTCTTTGTCCAACTGATGTTGGATTTGTAGTATCTTGTATAATTCTAACTTGAAGCCCAACTAATTCGCTTGCAAGCATTGTTTGTGGACATGTTATTGTTAAAGATGTTGATGCTGAATCGGTTATAGCACATTGTTCAAAAAATCCAGTTGATATTTCTGCATCACAAGGAATATATGTTTCATCTAAACAAACTGCAACAGAATCAGTTCTAATAGATGCTGGTAAATTTGTAATAGATAAATTACTAGAAAGGCTATTTGTTAATATATCAAAATATTTCCAACAGCCAGCTGCCATTGTACCTGCGCTTAGCATATATACACGCCCACTAAGAAATTCATAACTAGCGCCTAATGATGGAGTAAATGATAATGCAGAATCTAAATATAAAGTAGGCGTTGTTCCAGCACTATTAGAAACAATTAAACGTTCTTCTGTTTTTCCTGTTCCACCAACAACATTATCCATAATTCTAATTTTAAATCCACGACTATCACCACGTCCTGCTAATTGGTTTACACCAACTGTTGCTGGTAATGCTGTTGATAATATTATTTTAGTTGTACTACATCCATCAGCAAGAGTTCCACGAGGACCACGACAAGGAGCCATAACTCCACATGCGCCAGCACCAAATGTTCCAGTTAAACCTGGATTAATACATAAAGACCAACCATCATTTTTCATATGATATTGATTCAATACAGAAGTTGAAACCAATTGAAATAAAGTTGGATGTCTATCTTCAGAATTTCTTAAATCACTTATAATACAACTACCAGCGGCACTTGCATTCGGACTAACAGCAAGAATTCGCCATTCTGGTTTATCAATAACATCTCTGAAATTTAATAACGGCATTTTACCTTATCGTTGTGCTAATATTTGAAACATATCTGTTCTTGAATTTAAACACAATGTTAGAAATCCATATTTAGACCCATCTGAACTATCTATATACGAGGCTAATGCCATCCTTGAACCAACTGTAGCAGTGCTTTGTGGATATCTTAATTGAGTCCATTCTTCTATAGTTCTAGCATGAGCATTGTATCTAAAGAATGCTGTTGTTGCATTTTGATTTATATAAGCAAATCTACCTGCATTATTTGTACTAACTGCATCATATTCTAAACAAGAACCAGTATTAAAAGTATTTGCTGCACTTGTTTGATAAGCAACTGCATTTTCCCAAGTATTTGTATGTAAATTTAATATACTTAATGTAGTTGCACCACCACCAGAAAATGTATGTATTGTTGTATATCTAAAATTTCTATCAGGGTCACTTATATAAACAGCTTTTGAAACTCCAAATGGTTGAAATGCCATTAATCCAGCTCCAACAGCGGCACCTCTTGCTGCATAAGTTGCTGTTGCCCAAGTGTTTGCTTCTTGATCATAACAATATACGTTTGTGCTGCCAGATGAAAATAATACTAAATCATTATTATTTTCAATTACAACAACAGCGGTTGAACTTGGTTGAGTGGTCCAAGTTGGGACTGTTAAAGTAACAGAAGTTCCAGCTGTGCTGGCTGTTATTTTTCTTCGTTGCCCAACTGCACCAACAGTACCTGTATCTTGAATTACTCGAACTTGAAATCCAACTAATTCACTTGCAAGCATCGTTTGTGGACATGTTATTGTTATTGATGTCGTTGTTGATGCGCTTGCTGTACATTGTCCAAAAAATCCTGTACTAAAAGTTGCATCACAAGGAATATATCCTTCATCTAATGCTACAAAACAAGAATCAGTTCCAACAGTTGCTGGTAAGTTTGTATTTGCCAAAGCTGTTGTATTTATAGTTTGTGTGGCTATATCAAAATATTTAAAAATACCAGCGGCATTTGTACCTGCATTTAACATATAAACTCTGCCACTTAATAATTCATAGTTAGCAGATGTTGTTGGTGTAAATGATAATGCTGAATCTAATGTGATTGTTGGTGTGTTTCCAGAAGTATTGGCTATAATATATTTTTCATCCATTTTGCCAATAGTTTTATCATAAATTCTAATTTTATAACCAATATCATCTCCAGGTCGTTGTGCAAATTGATTAATTCCAATAGATGCAGAGTTTGGTAAAGCTGATAATGTCATTTTAGATGCAGAAGCTACAGCAGTAAGCGTTCCACGTGGACCACGACTAGGCATAACAATTGAACAAGCACCAGCACCAAATGTTCCAGCTAATCCAAGAGCATTATGAGCTAATGAAATACCATCATTTTTATAATTATATCTATATAAGTTAGCCGCTGATGTTAAATAAAAAATAATAGGAATTCTATCTTCACTATTTCTCATATCAGAACAATTACACATGCCAACTGCATTTGTTACAGTTTGAACCGCCAATGGTTTCCATTCAGGTAGATCAAAAACGTCTTTAAATGTTGTAGTTGTTGTCATGTAATCCTGCTTCTTACATTAAGATTCCAGTTATGACGTTCTAATGAATATAACATTGTTTGTCTTGCGTCATAACCTGCTAATTGGTTTAATGATGTACAAGTAGTAACTGTTGATACTGTTGTTAATGTACCACTGTTAATGTCTGTTAAAGTACGTAAACGCCCACTTGTTGGATCGGCTGCTAAACTCAAACTTCTAGACATTATATCTAAAGGTCTTTTTAAAACTTGTGCAACATCATGTAAAAATCCACGAATTACAACACCATATTCTGCTCCGGTAATAGTTGATGGTAATTCAACAGCTGCATGTCCATCAGGATTAGCTGGATCAGAAATATTAATACGTTGACGTTCAACAGTATTAGAACCTACAGTAATTTCTGATGTATCTACTTTTTTACCAACACCATCAGTATTTAACTGAACTATACCATCATTCATTTAAACCTTTTAATTATTATGCGATAGAGAAAATACGACCATTAGAAGATTGACCATCCCATTTGATAGTAAAATCACCACCGTTTGTAACAGTGTCAGTTAAATCAATATAAGCTAGTAATGGCGAATCACCGTCAACTGTTCCTAATTTATATAATACCGCTCCACCAATTGTACCAGCACTAATAGCTGTCCAAGTTATATTATCGGCTTTATAATCAGCTCTATCATTTGCAGTATCTATAACAATAGCTCGATTTGTAGTATCTTTTCTAAGATAACCAGTTCCAGTTATTTCATTAGTAACACTAGATAAATAAATATGAGCATCAACATCTGGTGTATATGTAGTTCCAACTAGAGCAATTCTATATGTTCCCGTAGTCCAATTGATTGTACCATCGCCTATAAGTTTTTTTGCATTATTATAAATTACACTAGCCATAAATCTCCTATGATAACTTGGATCAATTTAAATATTCTATTATTGATTTATTATTATGTTTACTGTTGGCTCTTTTGATAATAAATATATATCTATAGGAAGAATATTTTTTCTCTAACAATTTAGAGATATCAATACAGGGTGGTTTTTATGAATTTAGAAAAATTAGCAACAGATTCCACATTAGAATTTATAGCGCATGAATTTGTTGCGTTAAAAAAATCAATGGATATGACTTGGTATGGTGATAGTATTGTTGATAATGAAGAAGCAATTTCGAAAAAATTACATGACACATATTCAATTATTTCAAAATATCAAAAGGACATATTTCCAATTGTTTTAAGGAAATATGATCAAATAGCTGCGAGTATAATTGTTAGACTTAAATACGCAACAGGAGATAATCATATAAGTCGAAATACGTTACCCAAAGCTTTGCGCGAGTATTCTAATCAGTTTAATCCTGATGAATTGGATTTCATATTAAAAATAACAGACAATATTGTTCCTAATAATACTTTTATGATGCGTATGTCTGAGCACATTGAAAAAAGTTTAGCATCATTAACATTATTAAATGAATATGAAAATGTTATAAGTAAATATAATGGTTTGTTTAAAAAAGCTCATAAGAAAATTGCTTTAGAGCTTCGAGATAAGGATCGAAAAGTAAATTTAAAGCGAGCTGAGATAGTTGAATTGCAAGATATTGAACGACTTTGGAGTATGAGAACTGATATGATTTGGTCCAATTTACGTGATGTAAAAGGTATGAAAGCTTCTATAGAGGCTTTACAAAGCAATCAAACACTTCAGCAACAAGATAAACTTCGTTTAGATTGGATTAAACGAAACTTGGATCGTTTACAAAATTTACGACAAGCAGTTCGTGATTATATTAAAAGCGGCTCGGATGAAAAAGCATTTTTCCATGCCATTAAAAAAAGCAATGATGGTATTGGGTATGGATTTAAAAATGCTGAATCTAAAATTGGCTCTTGGGTAAGAGATATTGTTAGTTATCTACCAACATCACTTCGTAATAAATATATGTCAGAAGTTGAGCATTCTGGTATTGATGAAAGCCCTCTTAATAGTACAGTAAGTGGTATTCCTATCTTACAAGAAAATAAATTACTCAGCAAAGATAAGATGCCAGCGTTTTATCAGCAATTTTTTGATGAAGAAGAAAATGATAATGCCACCGAACCTGTTTCTTCTTTTGACCATGACAAAACTGATAATGATAAACCATCTAACAATGATTCTTCAGAATCTACTGTAACGGAAGAAAAATCTGATAAACCAAAAGGCTTGTTTGACAAAATTAAAAGTTGGTTCAAACGAAGCAATGACCAAGATATCCTTGAAAGTTTCGTAAAAACAGCTGAACTTATCAAACGTATTGATGGTTGAAAATTTTTCTTGACAACCCACCCCTTTACCATCATCATGTCATTATGATTCAATCCTACCATGACCATAAGGGATCATCGTCGTTTATTGAAATCAATTATTTTCGTTTTGTGAAATCGGATAAAGAAAACGACAAACTTTTTTGCTCAAAGCGTAAAATCAATTCTCTGGTTTATCTTCCGTCCGAATCAAAAGTTTATGAAATTGAAAATTCGTTGAAAGAAATAGATAGGATTTTATCATTAGTATCAAGCAAATTGAATTATACATTTGATGATGAAAAATATATTACAAAATATATAGATTCTCAATTGCGCATTATAAACAATTTTGAACTTGGAAAATCATTTCATTTTACAATTACAAATACCAATTTATCCAACAGCAAAGCACATAAGATATCTTTAAAAGAACTTTATAAGATATTGTTAAATGATGTTGGAATTGATAATATTGATGAATTTTCTACAGAAGATTTAATTCGTTATCTTCAAGCTAAAAAAATAAAAAATCCATCTACTGAACTTCAAATGGCATCGGATATTCTTGGATTGATTCCAACCGTGCCTGTCAATGTTGCACTAGCTGCCATTTCATTTCTATCCTAATCTGTCGAGCAATCAAAAATCTTCATGCACTTTTTGTGATGCGTTAATCATCACGCATAGGAGATTTTAACATGTCCAAAAAACAAACTCTTCGCATTGTTGATCATTGTATGGCTCTTTTTGTGAAGAATCTAAACTCAGCTTTATATATTGGTGATATTTATAATTATATGCGAAAGCATAATTGGAAAACTGAAAGTGTAGAACCTTACGATGTGATTGCTGGTCGATTACGTCAAGATACGCGATTTACAAAGGTTGCTCCAAATACTTTTACATTGAATAAGAATTTTTATTATGCTCGTGTGAATTTCCTTCGAAGGACTGGTCAATTTCAATTGCTCCCATGAAATCCGCATTTAGTACACATTCTTTGATCTGAATCTAAAGAAATCTTCTCATAGCTCATATATCCACATTGAGGACATTCACTGTCTTCATCAATTTCTTTTCGTAATTGTTGTTTTGGAATGATATTTGGGTCTGTTTGTGGAACAGGTCTAGATATTGAATATGATTGATGAGGTTTATTAAAAACTGAAGCTGGTTCATATTGACTATATTGAGTCTGAGCATAATTATTTAACCATTGTTTTATAGCTTCATCAGTTTGTTCATAATCAAGGTTAGTTAATGGTTTCTCTGTTTTCAATTGCCTAACTCTAGTGACCAACATACGAGTATATTCTTGATGATGCCATCTTATTTCAGCGTCTATTGTAGCTGCTAATGTAGTGTGCTCATCTTTCAATTTTGAAAGTTCTTTAGCATCATCACTAACATCTCTTTTACCTTTATATTCATTGTATCTATTTAATAAAAAGAATATTTCATCATCTAATTTATTATAAGAGTCTTTTAGCTTTTGAATATTACCTTTACGCCATTTTAAATATTGTATAATAGCATCACTCTCATCTTCATTTCCTGCATATTTAGGCAAATCATATAAATTATATCGACTTTTCGATATTAATATCGCTTTATCGATATTTTTACAAGATAGCACATATAATGAATGCATAATTGCATTTGCATATTCATTTAAAGGCAAATTAGCGTTAATGTTATTAAATACATTTAAACTGGCTTGTTTTATAAGTTTTTGTTTGTAATAAGTTGCAACTTTAAATATATTTTCCATACAAAAATAACTATTTATTGCCAAGTATGAATAATCAAACATCAATCTAACCATTGAATTTTTCATAAGGCGAGTTGATTAATGAACAATTAAGCAAGAAAAAATTTGATGAAAAAAAGTTTTGCACAACCATTATATTAAAACGTGCAAAGTATGTATTTTTAAAATATGATAAGCATATCAATTCAAAAATACATTTATCAAATTATATTGTAAATTTTGATTGGAAAAATGGTTATTGGGCCGATTTAATTTTAACAAAATATAATAAAAAATTATATTATCGTGCATTTCGATTTAGAAATACCATATGCATATTTAATAAATCCAATATACAAAATAAACTATATTTGAATATCATTCAATTTGTATATTTAATGGTAACTGTAGTTGTGTATTTTTTAAACATATTGGGGAGCATATGGTTCAAGAAACGATAAATAATATAGTTATTTTCAATCTTTCAAAAAAACCAATGTTAGTTACTGATCTTGTTGATAGTAATCATATTAGAAAACATGTTTTGATATTGTTTACTAAGCTTCAAGAATTGGGATATGGTAAATATATAATTGGTTCTCGTGGCAAAGGAAATGCCGCAAAATTTCTTCCAAATAAATCGTGCCCTGTTATATATATGCTAAACGTTTAGTTTGGCATAAGCAGGCTTAATATGTTGGAAGTTCAAAAGTATTTACAATCAGGCAAATCATTACAACTTTTACAAACTGAATATGGAATTGATTATTCTATTGATAATGGTGTTGTTTCTTTAAACTATAATATGATTAATAGTCCTATGGGACAAGAAATATCAAAAGAATGCCGAGGACTTATATTACGTTTAAATACATGGGAAGTATTAGCATATCCATTTTACAAGTTTTTTAATATAGGAGAAGGTTTTCAAGCTTCAATTGATTGGAAATCTGCAAAGTATTTAGAAAAAATTGATGGAACGCTTATTATAGCATGGTATGATGAAGATCAATCAAAATGGCAATTTGCTACACGTAGTGTGCCTTATGGAAATAAATCTGTAAATGGTATTAAAGAGACGTTTTCTCAATTAACTATACAAGCTATTGAACGTTATTTTAATGATGATGAAAAATGTTTAGCTTTTTATGATAATCTTAATAAACGTTATACATATATGTTTGAGTTGACATCTCCATTTAATCAAATTGTTGTACAACATGCTGATTTAAAATTTACGCTTATAGGAGTTCGTGATTTAGATACATTATTGGAATTAGACATTGCTCCAATTGGAAAACAATTAAATATTCCTATTCCAACAATGTTTAGCTTCGATTCTATAGATGAAGCTATTATATTAATTAATAAATGGGCTCCAATAGAACATGAAGGTATGGTAGTTGTTGATAAATATTTTAATCGTGTAAAAGTAAAAAGTGCAGCCTATTGTTTTGCTCATACAACTGTAAGTAATTTATTAAGTTCTAATAGAAATGTTATGCGTATTATAATGTTGAATAAAGATGATGATGTTTTGCCTTTATTAACTGGCTTGATGCGAGAAAGATTTTTAGAAATTAAAGATAAATATATAAATCTTTGTAAAATTATAATGAAAGAATATAATGAAATAAAAGATATAAAAAGCGATAAAGAATTTGCTTTATTAGCTACCAAAACCACTTGGTGTACTCCATTATTTAGTTTTCGACGAAAAAATCATGATACTTTAGTTGATTTTATGATTAAAATGGCAGAAAAACAAACATCTGTTGATAAGGTATTACAATTAATTGGAATGTAATTTGTTGCAATGTAATTTGTTGCAATGTAATTTGTTGTAATGTAATTTGTTGTAATGAATTGTGATATTCTATTATAGTTGATATATAAGATCTTAGAGGTAAAAATGAAAACACTATTAACAATTTCAATTATGTCTATTATGTTATTTGGTTGCAATTCGACTTCAACTTCTGCCGATGCGGGCGATGCATCTGTTGATGTTGTCGTAGAAGATGTAGGCGCAGAAGCATTAATGTCGGTTATGCCCACACAACCTAGCACTGTTTGTTCTGCGTCGGCTATGCCTGCTGTTTCTGCTGTGCCAGTTTCTTCAAAGTAATATTTGACATTTTAAACCTTTTGTGATATATTATCGCAAGAGGTTTTTTATGAGCAAAGAAATCAATAAACAAGCTATTATCAAAGATTTAGAAGATAAAATTTCAAAAGCTAACCATGAATATGAAAATATTCATGATGAACAAAATAAACAATTATCTGTTTCAGATAGAGTTTATGATGCTTGGATTGATACTCTATCTTCTTATGATCCTCAAAATAAATTACTATTAAAAGTTGGCTCTGAACCTGTTTCCAATTGGCAAAAACATATTCATTCCCATCCAATGTTGTCTTTAGATAAAGCCAAAACAAATGAAGACTATTTAAATTGGCATAATAAATACATTAAAGAAGCTGATGAAGTATTGGTTACTTTGAAATTAGATGGGTTATCAGTAATTTTAGAATATGAAAATGGAAAATTAATTAGAGGTTGTACTCGTGGTGGTGGAGATTCAGGAGAAGATATTACTCAAAATATTGTTAAAATGAAATGCGTTCCTCATCGCTTACCAAAACGTATTAATGCTATTGTTCGTGGTGAAATTCTTCTTAATAAAGAATGTTTTGAAAAACAATTTACTGATTATTCAAATCCTCGAAATGCAGCTTCTGGTGTTTGTCGAAGATATGATGGAGAAAATTGTGAAAATTTATCTATTTTGTGTTATGAATTAGATTGTGAAGATATTAAATCAAATTCTTTCAAAGAAATGTTTGACAATTTGAAAGAATTGAATTTCACTTGTCCTCCATATTATATTTTAAATACTAAACCAGATAAATCTATTAGTCAACAAGTTATTGAATTAAAAGATTTATATTTTGCAAAATTAAGAGATGAATATGAATTTCTATTAGATGGAATGGTTATTCATCAAAATGATTTAGCTAAATGGTATGCTTGTGGATATAATGAACACCACCCTTATAGTAGCATTGCTTTTAAATTTGAAGCACCTTGTAAAGAAACAAGTGTAAAAAATATTATTGATCAAGTTGGAAATATTGGGCACATAACACCTGTATGTATTTTTACAGAACCTGTCAAATTAGCAGGTGCTATGGTAGAAAAAGCTTCTTTACACAATTATCGAAATATTACAGATTTAGGAATTGATATTGGCGCTAAAATTATTGTTTCTCGCAGAAATGACGTAATTCCGTATATAGAAGAAGTTACCGAATCTACAAATTCAATTTATCAAGCTCCACAAAATTGTCCTGTATGTGGAACTAAAACAATCATGACTGGTGAATTTCTAATTTGCCCTAATTCATCTAATTGCCCTGCTCAAGTGGTAGGTAGAATTATCAATTGGGTTAATACAATTAACATTTTGGAATGGGGTGAAGCTTTAATTACTCGACTTGTGAAAAGTAATAAAGTTATTGTTATTTCTGATCTATATACATTAAAAAAAGAAGATCTATTAACCATCGAACGTATGGGAGATAAGTCAGCAGAAAAAGCTTTAAATATTCTTCATTCCAAAAAAGAAATGCCAATTGAAAAATTCTTTGGCGGCTTGTCTATTCCAATGGCTGGTGAAAGTATTTTTGGAAAGATTTCTAAAGCAGGATATGATACAGTTTCTAAAATTAGAAATATCACATTAAATGAATTGATGGATATCTCTGGTCTTGGACCAGCAAAAGCAAAATCTGTTTATGAAGGATTGAAAACAAATTATAACCTTATTGATGATTTGCTTTCTGTTGGAATCGTTGTAAAAGAACGTTCAGGCTCATTAAAAGGTAAAACATTTGTATTTACTGGTTCTATGGTTAATGAACGAAAAATATTAATGCAAACGGTTATAGATAATGGTGGTATTGTTGGTAAATCAGTTAGCAAAACAACGGATTATTTAGTAGCTGCCGATCATACAACTTCAAAAGCTCAAGCCGCTCAAAAACATGGTACAAAATGTATTACTGAAAATGAATTTTTAGCTATGGTGAAATGATTATGGAATATGGATTTGAAGAACGTGAAAAAGAAAAATGTATTATAAATACCTTTGACAAAGAAGATATTAATTCTAAAAATACAAAAGAAATAATTGAACAATCTATTGAATATGCTATATCTAAATCATATACAATTAAACCTGGTGCAATTTTTAGCCATAAGAATAAACAATGCAATGCAATTGGAGCTGTATTATTAAAATATCAATTAGAATATTTAATAACAGATCATTTTGATCCAAATTTCTTAAGTATTATTTGTAAAACTTTAAATGTTGACAAATATTGGTTGTATAGATTTATTTTTGGCTTTGATTATGGAAATGAACTTACATTTACATATTATGGCGTTGTAAATGATACAACAATAAAAGATAAAGTATCTATATATGGAAATAAGTTGCGTAAGAAGTATTGTGAATATTAGCGAGATTCTTTAATAAAGGTTTGTAATAGTTGATCTGCTACAACTTCACTCATTTCAAAACCATTTTCTCCAAGTACATTTGCAACTTTCTCAATAACATTCAAAAGATGTAAAGATTCTTTTTTATGAAAACCTGTTGCTGTTTCAGGAGGCGCAGGGTGTTCACGACCAACATTACGATATGCTTCTTCTACATATTCTTCATCAGTTTTTTCAGTTGGTTCAGAAGAATTTCCAGGAACTGGACCAGGAACTGGACTACCTACTCCAGGTGTAATCTTAACAGGACGAATACCATCATTTTCTATTGCTGCAATTTCTTCTGATCCAGGAGTTACATCTTTAGCACTTTTTTCTGCGCTACCTTTTTCTGCTTCATCTCGCATTGCTCGTAATAGATCATCACCATGAGCACCAGTAGAACGTGAAACATCATATTCTTGCATATGAGTTCCTTTTGCATTATTAGGATCTTGTAAATCGCCAGCAATTGCATAAGCTTCTTGTTGCGACAATCCAAGCATAGGATCAGTAACATCAAATGATTTTTGACCATGAGGATATTTGCCATTCATAGCATTTAAAATGTCTTGAGCAACAGAATATCCACGAGAAGCTGCATCTTCTAATTTACCAACAGCAGAAGCATAATAATTTTCTTCTGCCCGCTTTTTCAATTGTTTATTATAAATTTCTTCCATAGCAGAAGATAATATATCAACCGAAGCTACTTTTGTAATTGTTGTATTCATATGTTATTTTCCCATCAAAAACAGGCCTATACTAAATATGATTTGTAATTGATAAAACAATTATAAGCATTTCAAAAAATATTTCTCATCTTTTGACTTTCGCCCCTTTACATAGTACAAGTTTTCAAAGAGGTATAACAAATGGGTAGGTCTGTTATTAAAGAAGCTTTTTTGAATGTTTCAATAAAAGATGTAATCAAACGTGTATCATTAAATTATACAGACATTGTTTCAAATAATAATAAAGTTTATAATCTTGAAATTATTGAAACAAATGATAATAAGTTTTATATTTATACAAATTATGGACGAGTAGGAAATTCTCTGGTAAAAGAATATAGAGAATGTTCAAGTAAATTCGATGCCGAAAATCAAGCTTTTAAAATTGTAAATTCAAAAATTAAAAAAGGTTATGTAGAAGTTAAATTGGTTCAAGCTTCAATTGGTTCAGAAATTGGCAAAACCAAAATTGAAACAAATAGCATTTCAACAGAATCTCTTCAATCAATTGGAGTATCTATAACTGATATTAAAACTGAAAGCAAACTTCATATTGAAGTTCAAAGTCTTATATCAGCTTGGTTCGGATCAACTATTAAATTCATTGAAACAAATCTCGATTCAAAACGTTGCCCATTGGGACAATTAAGTTTAGAACAAATTGTTAAAGGTAAAAATATTCTAGAAGAAGCTAGAAAATTAATTTACAATAATAAATTTGCAATGTCAGAATTGGATAAATTAACCAGTTCATATTATTCAAATATACCACATGTATTGCCTCATCGTATTAATGCAGATATTTTACGTTTTGATACGAATGATAAAATTGATAAAGCATATGATACACTTGATGTATTTGCTGACGCTAAAAGTGTTCAAAAAGTTTTGCACGTAAATAACAATATTGATGAACAATATAATACATTAAATGCAGATATTTCTTTTGTCGATTCAAAAGATCCTACTTGGGCCTGGATTAATAATATGCTTCAAGGTAGTCGAGCACATAATCATAGTTCGCTTGGCAATTTGAAAATACATAAGATTTTTAGAGTAAATAGACATTCTGAAAATGATATGTTTATTAAAAATGCTGAGAAAATTTCAAAAGTTTGTGGAAAACAAATTATTCCAAATATGCTTGAAAAATATGTTCCAATTCGACCAGATGTTGATAAAAAATATATTGAACTATATAAAGAATCAAACATTCTTCCATTGTGGCATGGAACAAGAAAGAATAATCTAATTGGAATTACTAAGAATGGTATTTTAATTCGTCCTAGTGGCGTTCCACATGCTGGTTCTTTACTTGGTGATGCAATTTATTTGGCGGGTCATAGCTCAAAAAGCATTAACTATTGTGATTGTAAAGGCGCTTGTTGGTCAGGCGGAGGTTCAAACAATACAGGTTATTTGCTTCTTATTGATGCTTGTCTTGGAAATCAATTAATTACCACCAATCATAAGTTTTATACAAAGTCTGAAATTGCCAAACAGAAAAAACATAGTGTATGGGCAAAAGTAGGCCCAGGCGGCTCATTAATCAATGATGAGTTTACAATATATAATCCTACTGGGCCAGATCAACAACATGCTATTCGTTATGTAATTGAATTTGAAACAAACGCAAAGTAGGTGACTTATGGATCATCAAAGTTTAATCGACAGTTCTACTATGATTGATATTCATAATGTAATTGAATCATTTATCAATACAGATAAATTATTTACAAGTATTGATATTACTAATACTATTAATAAAACTAAATACGTTGCTCATCATATTTGTAAAAACATCACAATAAACTATATGAAAAATTATATGAAATTAAATGACACTTATAAGTGTGAACTTATTGATGTAAATACTTCTATAGGGTATCAAAAAGCTCTATTGTATTGTCCAGAAAACGCCAATCCAAATGATTATACAAATAGAGCTGCTGTTATTACTTATTATAATGATGATGATGATAATGATGATGATGATGATGATTCTAAACAAATTGACAAGGATGTTTATTCATTTGCCCAAGAATCAACAGACAATACTAAACAAGATGATAATACTAAACAAGATAGCATTAAACAGGATGATATTAAGTCTGATGATTTCTTAAGTGCTATTATGAATAGCGTAAATGCTAAAAAACAGCAATTTTTTAGCTAATTTTATCAAAATTCTTATGGTTTTAGTCGGGCAGGCAGGAATTTTTGAGGAATTAGCAATATGGACAATGAAATTAAAACTGATATAAAATCAAGTATTCATAAAGTAAATCCTAAACCTTATGAATATTTGAATAAAATGCCGGAAGATATGTCTAATATATTGGTAACGCCTGATCAATATTGGACTGTGAAATATCAGTCATGTTCAATTTGCTCGAAAAACGAAATCAATGTTAATAAATACTATGAAGTGAAGTGTAAAACAAACGCTTCAACATACACAAAAGAGCATGTAAAACAATATGGGTCATTTTTCGCATTTAAGAGAGATGATATATCTATATTGTTAGAAGGTAAACAACTAAAACAAAATGGTGAAACATGGTTTGGTTGGCTACCTTTAAATGAAATCGAATTAACTGAAATTATATTAGAAAATACGGAGGTTGAAAAATGAGTGTTGCTTTATTATTTGCTATTGGTATGACTGTTAAATAAACAAAACCCAAAAAAGAGATTATTATGGACCTAGCACAAAGTTTTGCTTCGGTTATGGGACAGTATCATCAACAATTACCATGGCTTCATTCAAATACTATATTTTTGAGTGTTCATGGTTCTCATGCTTATGGTACTAATATTGAATCGTCTGATTGGGATTTAAGAGGTGTTTGTATTCCTCCTAAAGAATATTATCTAAATCCATTTATGCATTTTGAACAAGCTGATAAATTTACCGATGTAGATTGCACTATATTTGGATTGAATAAGTTTATGCAGCTTGCTATAAACAATAATCCAAATGTATTAGAAATTTTGTTTACAGTTCCAGAAGAACATCTTGTAAAAAATAAATTCGGACAAATTCTTATTGATAATCGCGAATTATTTCTTTCTAAAAAAGCTCGGTGGACATTTTCTGGATATGCTATCGCTCAATTAAAAAGAATTAAAACACATAAACGATATCTAGATAATCCTCCATCTCATCAACCAACTCGTGCAGAATTTGGATTATCAGATTATTCAGTTATCCCTGTAGAACAATTAGAAGCTGCTGAATCTTTAATTAAATCAAAATTAGATAGTTGGAATCCAGATTTTAGTACAATTGAAGACGCTGATCGTATTCTTATTGAAAAGAAAATTAGTGATGTTTGTGTGGAAATTGCAGGAGCTTCTTTATACATTAATAAAGAAAACTTGTGGAAATGTGCTGCTATTTCTAGTGGAATAAGCCCAGGCTTTATTCAAAATATGATACAAGAACGAGCTTATAGAAGCAGGTTAGCTGAATGGCATAATTATCAAGAATGGCAAATAAATAGAAACCCTGCAAGAGCTGAATTAGAAGCAAAATACGGATTTGATTCAAAACACGCTATGCACCTAGTTAGGCTCTTAACTATGTGTAAAGAAATTTTACTTGATGGTCAAATGATTGTAAAACGTCCTGATGCAAAATTTCTTCTTGAAATTAGAAATGGAAAATTATCTTATGATGAATTAGTTACTTGGGCTGAAAATATGGATAAAGAAATGGATAATTGGTATGAAAAATCTCCATTACCAAAAAATCCAGATATTAAAAAAATTGGTAATTTGACAATGCAATTAACTGAAGAATTTTTAGCTCAAAAAAGTTTTTAAGGAACTAAGTATGTCATTTTTTAAATTTTCACAAGCATCTCAAAATGTTTATGCTAAAATTAAAAAAGTTCAAAAGTTATGTGATTTTGGTTCTGATTTATGTACAGGATTAGAAATAGCTACAGGTAAACATTTTTTACCAGTAAAACTTATTCATTCTAGTTGTGATGTTGCAAAATCTTTTATAGATATGTATTTAAAATATAATATATTTTGTTATCAAAATAGTTCATTAATGACATTGCAAGAATGTAGTAGTATATTATATAAATATATAACAAAATATCCAGGTGTTATTGTATCTACTTCTAAAGAATATTATCAAGTTTCATTACATGAAACAGATTCTAAATTATTATTCTATTGCTATATTAATGATGGTAAATTAATTCCAGAAATTATAATGTATAAAAAAGATTATGCAACACAAACTATTAAATATTTATCAGATTGTTTTTGGGAAGATATGGATAATAATATTACACTGGTTGAAAGTAGTTTTATTAATCAATATAAAAAAGAATTTGATTGTTATAAAAATTCTATTACAACAGGTTATTGTCATGATAACTTTAATAAATTACAATCTTACATACAAGCATTTATAAATAAAGGTAAATCTCGTTCTATATTATTGTATGGTTATCCTGGAACAGGTAAAACAACTACTTGTAAAATTCTCGCAAATAAATTGAAATTAAAAACTATTGTACTTCCATTACTTGAATTAAAAACTATGTTGTATATTGAAAGATTCAAGAATTTGTTTAATATTTTACAACCAGAAATGGTTATTATTGATGAATTTGATAAAGTGGGTTTAGAAGAAAATTCATTTATTTATGAGTTGCTTGAATATTTAAATAAAAATTGCAAAGTTGTTATAGCAACTGCTAATAATATTAATAAAATCAAAAATCAACCTGGCCTTATTCGACCTGGAAGATTTGATAAAATAATAAAATTCAATTCTATTGATAAACGTGTATTGTCAGATATCCTTGGAGAAGGTAATCAAGAATTTTTAGAAGGTGTTAAATATTGGCCACCAGCATTTGTACAAGAATTGAAAAATATTATAGATGTATTTGGAATTGAAAAAGGTCGTAAAGAAATTCCTATTTTACGTAAACGTGTATTGGAAAATAAAACTAAAGTAATTGTTAATGAATCTAAAAAACAAAAAAAAGAATCTATTCATCTTCTTAATGAAGATGTAAATATTTTAGAAAAATAGCAATGAAATAGATATCAAAATCATGATATATATGTATGATTACATATGAAAATAAATTAATTACAATTGAACGTCCTCAAGATGCTGATACATTGCGAAAAGCATTAATTGCAAATGCTTATTCTATTATTGATGTATCTGCTATAAATCAAAGACAAATTTTTGAAGAAATTCTAGGGCCTATTCATGGAAAATGGGATTTAGATAGACCATTTCATGTTTATCAATCTAATGGCCGATGGATTACAGAAGGCATTTCAACTTGTGGATTGGTCGCTCTAGGTTTATGGCGACGTATGAATGTTGATATGTCTTCTTTATATCAACCATATATTTTTGGTACAGCAGTTTCTTCAATCGTTGGATTTGCAAAGAAAAATAATGCTTGGCAGCCCGCTTGGAAAGGTCCACTTTCAGACCTTCATCCACAATTTGGTGATTGTTGTATTATAGGCCAAGATATAAATACACATGTTTTAACTACTGTTGGTTATAGTGATGGTAATAATACACAATTAATATCTGTAGATGGTGGTCAAACAGGTGTCAAAAACCTACAGTGTATTAAAAAAGTACAAAGAGATTGGGTTCAGAAAGGTGCAAACAATATTTTTCAACCATATTTAGGAACAAGAATATTACAAGGTTGGGTAATTTTTGATTTATTACCATTCAAAGATTCAACTATTATTGTTCCTGAAAATTGGGAAAGCATCACGATTTGACAATTAACATTTTGATGATATGAGAACAACATGACCTACGAGTATTATTGTAAGAATTGTAAAAAAGAATGGGAAGAAGATCAATCAATTAAGGATGATCCAAAAAAAACTTGTCCCCATTGCAAACAAGAAACTGCTATTCGGTTGATTTCAAAAGGCACTGGCTTTATCCTCAATGGTGGTGGTTGGGCAGCTTCAGGTTATAGCTCAACCGAAAAATAAATCAAAAGGAAAATTATAATATGTCACGCAAGCTAAAACTTGCTCTAGGGATAGTTTTATTACCAGCCACATTAATTGCTGGAACTTATCATTTTGCACCTACTTTAGCAAAATGGTATATTAATAAAAACTATCCTTATGTAAAGTTTGATGAGTTGCAAATTCAATCTAATAATGTAATTCTAAAAAATGTTTCCATTGAAAAAGATAATATTTCAATTGTATCTCCTGTTGCACAAATAAATTCTAAATCTATTATATTGTTAGGTGGTATCGCTACTGTTGATTTAAAAAACCAACCAAAAACAATTCTTATTCAAAAAGAAAATAAATCAAAAAATATTTCTGCAATTTTTGATAATGTATATGTTATTACAAATAACAATAAAGTGTATTTTAAAAATGTTATATTGTCTTCTCTAAATTCACCAATTATATTTCAATCTGCTCAATCATCTATTACACATGATTCAAAATCAATGGAAGTTAAAGGCTCTATTGGGTATATTAATAAACAAGATAAACAAGCTTTTGTAAGTTATACAAATTTTGTTTACGATCAAAAATCTATTGATCTTTATGAGAATAATATTGATTGGCGTTTACAAGAGTTAAATAGTAATAAAATTGTTGTAAACCCATATGGTGAATTTAATAAAGTTTATATTAAACTTGAAAATGATTCTATTAATGCTGTGATTGGTTCTGCTAAAGTTCAATATCCAACATTTTTTGTCGGGCCACTTGACATTGAACAAATCAATGCTAAATTGAATCTTTCAAATAAGATTGTTGATTTAAATGTCGGGCAAGTTAATATTCTCGTTAATATAAACGAGAAGAGAGTTGTTAGTAAATCAAGTTGTCAAAATTGGATTGATATCTTACCTGCTCAATTGAAACAAGATAATCCTCTTGAAGACAATATTAAAATGAATGGAAATATTGATTTTGATATTTCTATAGGTGATAAACCTTCTTTTTCTTTGAAATATGATTGCAGTTTGAATTCTGTTTGTTCGTCATTGCCACACATTACAAAACTTCAAAAACCATTTTCTTATTATGTGTATGACGATCAAAAGAATAGAGTATTGCGTGAAACTGGTCCACAATCAAAAGAATGGATTCCACGCAATTCAATTTCAGAACATTTGGTAAATGCCGCTATTCGAATGGAAGATCCTGGTTTTCCACACCATAATGGAGTTTTAATTGATGCATTGAAAAATAGTTTCATCATCAATATAAAAAGTGATAAATTTGTTAGAGGCGGATCAACAATTACTATGCAAACAGCTAAAAATCTTTGGCTGTCACGCGATAAAACAATTGGAAGAAAGGCAACAGAACTATTATTAGCGACGATTTTGAATAAATGTCTAACAAAAGAACAAACAATTGAGCTATATTTCAACATTATAGAATATGGCAAAAATATATATGGGATTGCAAATGGAGCACAATATTACTTCCAAAAATCCCCAGGTGAGCTTGATCCAGTAGAATCGTTTTATATTGCTTCTATTCTACCTCATCCTAGAACAGCTTCTAAACCTGATGAAGCTACTTTATTTCGTATTGAAACTTTGATGTATAAACTTGATTTTGATTCTATAAATAATTCTTCTGATGCTTATCTATCAGAATAAATTAGATTCTTAACTTAACTTAACTTAACTTATTTTTTAAACTGCACAAACTTATTGTGCTTTACCATAGGAGATATTATTATGGAGACGTTAATTGCATGGATGGTAGCTATCATGATGGCAGCTGCCCCACATTATACGTCATACGTTCCCGAGGCTGTTGAAACTCCAGCCGAAATGAAGGAACGTTATGAGGACATTGCAAAAGATATCGTAAATGTTGTTTATGATCCAGAAGAAACACCCTTGTATAATGGTGCTCGCGGACGCGCACGTTCCGCTTCTACTGTACTTGCAATTGCATATTTTGAATCTAGTTTTAGAAAGGCCGTAGATAAAAACTTAGGTAAAGAAGGTCGTGGCGATCATGGTCGCTCATGGTGCCTTATGCAATTGAATATTGGAGAAGGAAAAACAGCAGATGGTTGGAGCGGCCCTGAATTAATTGAAGATCGTACAAAATGCATTCGATCCGCTTATCGTTATATCAAAATGTCTTTTGGCGCTTGTCGTGGTTTACCTATTGAAGATCGTTTGTCCGCATACGCGTCTGGTAGATGTATGACCCCTTCTATCGCTTCTCGACGACGATTAAATGTCAGCTCAATGTGGTTTTATAAAGCTCCCTCTGTTAATGATGATATTGTTATTAGCGAGCTTTTTCCATCACATCAAGATGAAGAACAAGTTTTTTCACTTGAAACATACCCGCCTTCAACAACTTCTCAGCCTCTTCTTCTAACCATTTTCTAAAATCTAAATCCTTCATATCTATCTTTTATTTGCCATTTTTAATATGGCAAATAAATTATATGATCAAGTCATAACAATAAAATCCATCGATGTTTTTAATAGCCTTTGGATTGCTTGGCTAAACTTATTCAATAACCCTCCAAAAAAAGAATCTATTTTATGTTTGTTAGCTCAATCCGCTCTCGAAACAAATCGCTGGAAATCTATTCATTGTTATAATTTTGGAAATATTAAATCTCGTGATGGCGACGGACGAGATTATACATTTTTTGCTTGCAATGAAATTATGCCATTAAAAATGGCCCAAGATTATGTTTCTAAATCACCTTCACTTGCTAAAATAACTTCTATTAGAAATGATGGAAAAGCTATTGTTTGGTTCTATCCTGAACATCCAGCTTGCCGATTTCGCGCTTTCAAAACAATAAATGAAGGCGCTATCGATTATTTATCCTTCCTCCAAACTAAATATAAAAAAGCTTGGAACGCTATTCTAGATGGTGATGTTTGCAAATTCTCTCACGAATTGAAAATTAATGGATATTATACCGCCGACGAATCATCTTATACAAAAGGTCTAAAATCATTATTCGACGAGTTTTCCAAACTTCCAATCGATATTGACACTCTGCCAATTCTATCTTCCGTCCAAACTGAACAGCTCCAAAACCTCGTCACCCTCACCCTTCAAGAATCATATTCTGATTCTTCTGAAAATTCTTCTTCAAATAATGATGAGCCTTCCTGAAATAAAATACGCTATTTTCTAGCATTTTTTCACTAAACCTACAATAACCTACATATTGACATTTGGATGAGCGCCAAAAAAAGTGAATTTTGATGGTGCTCGACCATTAATTTTGTGGTATTCTCGTCGTATCATAATGAACGAACGCAAATAAGCAGACACAATTAGTGTTATATTCACACGCAAACGGAAAAGGGAAAAATATGCTGCATACTAGCCTAGTCCAAGACGTTGATGGACAAATGTTGGTGCGACATATCGAAACGTCAAATGATTGTATCGAAATGTTACATCTGCTTGATCATGACGATACGATAATTCATCGTTGTGGTGGTCCAGCTTTTATTCGATACGAGAAATCACGTACCACTTCAAAATGGTATAAAGAATTGGAAGTTTGGTATAATAATAGTACAATAGAAAAACATAATGCGCCAGCTTCAATTACCTATTTTGAAAATGGTCTTCCTAGTATAGAATTGTGGAGCGAATTAGGTAATAATGGTAATATCACAAAATAAATTAAATATTATCTCAATTCATCCAATAAGAAATCAGAAGCTTTCTATTCTAAGAATGGTATGAAACATATTATTCTTTTTGATATGTATGGAAATATAATTAGCGAATTCAAATTAATTCCAAAACCAAAAATAAATGTTATGCCAATTTGTAGTGGTAGCTGCGCTATGAATGTTCAAGAACAACCATGTATTGAAGAAATAGGTATCTTTGTAGCAACACAGCAATTGGAATTAATGACGAAGTTTTTGATGACTAAATCTTGAAGTAAACTTTTGCAACGATTTGAAATACTGTTGAAATAACAGCCGACGACGTTACAAAAATCACACTCGCCTTATACAACATCCTCTCCATTTTATCCACTATATCTTTAACGTTCTTTGTGATGGAAAGCAATTCCTCTGTACTCTTTTTAATCTCTTGATTGCCCGCTATAATTGCTTTGTGTTGATCTTTTACAACTTCTAAAATATCATCCAAATCTTGATCACGTACATCATTTAATGTCTTCATTTTTTCTAAATGATCAATAATTTTTTCATATTGAACACTTACAATTGTGTTAATTTCAATTGCTTTCGCATTAACCTCTAATATTTTTTCAAGCTTTTCTGAGGATATTGTTGCTGGAGGTGCCATATTCACCTTTATAGGGTTTAAGTTTTTACATACATTCGACTCAATATCTCATTGACTTTAACTAATAACTCATCGTATTTCTCAAATATGGCATTGTCGAAACTGCCCTCTATTACATAATCATTATTATTTATCTTGATATCGTGATCTGAACTTCTTACTCGCAATGCCACAGAATTATTAACTAAAGATTGAGTCGCCATATTACCTCTTATATCACTACTTATTCTTCATGTATTATTTCTTTTAATAAATCAATGGTTGCAGCATGATCTTTTATGGCCGACTCTGCCATCTCTTCTGCAAAAGCTTCTTCATTATCTTTTGCATCATCTATTTCTAATTCTTTAAAGATCCGTTCTTCATTCTTCACTATCGAACGATTTCGATTTGGAAATGAAGTGTTTGATATTGATATCGTCCGCTCTGCATTATTTATAACTGGCTCTGTATCTCTAATTATAATCTGCTTTGCTTTGAGTCGTGCCGCTAATGACCCTGTTTCTTTTGATTTTTTTATTTGATCTAATGTGTAGATGCTATGATAATTATCTAATAGGTCAATTGTTTTTTTTGCCGGAACTCGCGCACCTAAATCTCCAATCAATATATCTCTATTGGTAATATTCGTTATCCAACAATGATATCCTATGTTCGTTGGTCGATTCATCCCTGTTCCTATTTATTCATTTCTTACTAGAAACTTTTCTTTCTACTATCGTAATGTTCGCAGCCTTTCGTTTACTCTTAAATGAATTGTCTTCTGTAAACGAAACCTTATTCCCTGCCATTATCACTTTATATCCTTCCATATTTATATCGCTATAATGACAAAAAATATCCTTGCCGTCTTGCTCACATTTTATAAATCCATAACCTTTCTTAGGGTCAAACCAATCTACTACTCCTGTTAAAACTTTATTCTCAGACATTTTTCCTTTTGTGAACCACCTCTTCCTAAAGGAAGAGGCTTCTAAAACAGCGGCTTTGCCGCCATCATAAGGACCGTTCCGGCCCGCCTTATATTTATAACTGCATTCCGATTTCATCCTCGTCTTAAAAGACGAAGTTTTCTTTCTTCATAAGGATAAAATATATTCTTAATGTTTGAACATTTCATAAGCCTTATTCAAATATCTTATAAATAGTAGGTACTTGAATTGTTTAAGGTTCATGATTCAATTATATTCATTGGCGTAGTTACCTTAATAATTACCTTATTACCAACTACTATTTCTCCATTTTCATTTATTAACCATCCAACTAATCGCTGATCTAATTTATATAAATCTGTTATAAATGATTCTGCAATTTTTTGAACCGCTACTGAATCTTTTTTCTCTTTTTCAAATTGCCCATCATAAAATCTAAATATATTCTTTACCTGCTCCTTACATCCTATTATCATCGCCGTTGTTAATATATTTTGTCTTGTTTCTGCTTCTGATGGAATCTTTTTCTTTGTTTTTATTTGAAACGACATCTTTCCTCTTTCAAATTAATTGAATCGCTCTCTTTATTAATTTCAACACTTCAATTGCTTCTTTTCCCCCATATTCACCATGCTGACTAATTCGTATAAACTCTGTATTCGATATGTGTTTGTCAAAACCCAACATAACATTTGAATCTTGTACCATAAATGATTCACACGCTGACCCTAATCCAACAAATACCCCCATATCCGATAACTTACTTAATAATAATATTCCCTTTCCCCTTGGAATCCTTACAAATGTCGTATTACTTATTCTATTTGCACCTTCACATATTACTTCAAATTCCATTTTCTTTAATTCATCTTCTAATACATTTCTAAATTCTAAACAGTTTTTATTTCGTTGCTCCATTGTGTCATATGCATCTCGTAAAGCTAATTTAGTAATTACTATACCTTCAACATTTGACGTTCCTTGTATATCCCTACCATATGATGTCCCAATATTTCTACCATATGAACTCCATAAAGATAAGTCTCGCAAATATAAACACCCTACTCCAACAGGTCCACCAAATTTATGTGCTCCAAATGTCGCTATATCTATTTGCGATTCTTCTAAATTGATCGGCGTCTTTCCTATAACCTGTGCTAAATCACATACCATCAATCCCTTCGTCTGTTTTCTTATCTTTTCTAAATCAATTATTAATCCACTTTCACTTTGTGCCCCTAAACATATGGAATTATCATATGTATCATTTTTTATATTTCCACTCATATCAATGTCTATAGAATGCGAATTTACAAATATACGCTCTTCTCTATAATCACTTAAATGCTTTTCATAAGCCATTCTCATACTCGGATGCTCAAATTTAGAAATACTTACCTCTCCATTCATATTAGCAAATAAGATTTGACACGCCCACTCATTTGCTTGTGTACAAGAATAAGTAAAACATAATTTACTTGGATTGCTTATTCCAAGCACCTTACATATATCATATCTAGATTTTTCAATTATTGTCGCAGCAGATGTACCTGTATAAGATGGTGATAAAGGATGCCCATAAAATACTGGACTGGCTTTTAAATTATTTAATTCTATTTGTGATTGATATGATAATTTAATAGGTATATGCGCATTTGCATCAAGATAATATGATTCATTCATATTACCTTATATATCTAATATGAAGAAAATTATATGTAGGATTTAGAATGGAATTTATTTTGTTAAAGAATTAGCAATATTTTCTTTCTTAAAATTTCTTTCTAATTCATGCAAACATGTTGGAATATGTATTGTATTTCGATTATTATCATATATATAAACATATTTCATTAATTGCTCATAATTTAAACCAGATATACATGAAAATATTCTAAACTTATCTATTAGTATTTTTTTAGCCGCATTTGTCATATATGGTACATCATTATAATAAGATGAAAATATGTTAGATAAATTAATTATTTCTGTTTGACCTTGTGATATTTTATTGTTATTAATACCAGTTACAAGTTCTGGAAACTCATCCATAATTTGTGCTTTTGAACATTTTTCAATTTTTGAATATATATAAGATGATGATATATTTTTAAAATCTGTTTTGTATCCAAAATCTAATAATTGTGGTGAAGCAATTTTAAAATTACCATCTGTTAATAACCAATATTGATTTATTTTTGGCAAATAACCATATATTAAATTGCTAGGATATGCCTTTGTACCTGCATATTGTTTAATAAAATGCTCAAAATCATCAAAAGAAAATTCATGATGAATGTCTAAAATACAATCAATCACTTTCCCATAACTTGGTTCAAATTTTAAAATGTTTTCATATGCATAAAATTTATATTTATATTTTGATGTTTTCATATTAATTTCTTATATTTTTGTTATCAATTTTTGACAATCTACCTTCCCACATTTTTACATTAGCATCAAAAATTTCATACATTCTTAAAGCTTCAATTAACAACTGTTTAACTAAATTATCGTAATTCTTTTTGTGTGACAATTCTTCCCAAGTTTCTAATCGCATTTTTAACCATTCAATCTTTTGAGTGTCAATTGCCCCATCATCTGAACCACAAATAATTGAAACTATTTTTTGAATTGTTGGTAATAACTGCAAATCATATCTGTTAATCATTTCATATTCTCCTTTGAAAGCTTCAATAAAGCAGTTAATAACATTCCTACATTTGACCAATCAAGAAGTTTTTCATCATAAATTATTTGTATATTAGATAATTCAACACAAGGTACTATTGAAAATAATGCCGCTCGACAAGCTTTAATTGGATTTTAGGAGGCGGGATTAAGAAGACTTTATCTGGTATAAATGTTCAATGCTAGGTTGATGTATTTTTTAATATTTTTCCTATAAGGAACAATTATATATTTATAACCATGCGTTTGATAATAATTTATCTTTTCATTATTTTCATCATAATAACTTCCACCTTTTCGATTACCTTCCATCCCATCAAACTCTAACCAAACTTTTTCATCATCATTTGTAATAACTACAAAATCACATGTCCATGTTCGTTCATCACAAACTTTCTCTTCATATGAATATGATTTTATTTTTCCGTCTAGAGATAGATTGAGTAAGTAATTTGCTCCAGTAGCTTCAAAATTTGATCTGTATATCATTCCATCTTCACCAGTTATATGCATTTGATTTTTATATACACTTTGAGATACATAATCTGTAAAGCCTAACGTGTGCATTGTTTTAATATATGATCCATATCTTTCATATGTTCGATTACCATAAATAGAATCTCTTTGAATGTCATAGTAATTTGGATAACGTCCATATTTTTGTTTTAATCTTAAAATTTCAGTATGTAATTGATCGTCTGTTATATCTCGTTTCATTTTACCTTGAAGTTCTTCCCTTGGTATACCAGCTTCAAGTAACAATACATGCCACGATTTCTTAATATATTGTCTAACAAAATTATAATTCAATGTACTGTGTGTGTTGAAATCATCAACGCTAGGCGATTTCCCAATCTTTTTATATATTCTAAAAATTTCATCAAGAACATTTACATCTTGTAAAGCCATAGGATTTTTAACATTATAAGTTGCGCCAATTTTATCAAATGCATTGTTTAATGTGCCAAAAGCTCGTTTATATGTATTTGATGAATATGCGCACATTGTATCTATTTCATCTCTAGTAGGTGTTTTTTGTAATTTTTGATAAAGATCATTTAGTGCTTTTATAAGATCTTCATCAGAGACTTTTTGATTTCTATTACTTGAATACCCAGCTTTAATTTGTAAATTCTCAATAGTACCAAAAGCTTTTCGATAAGCGGATACAGAATCTGGTAAATTTGTTTTCATTTCAGTAATACTGGCTGCTTTACCTAATTTTTTGCACAATGCCACATAATTATCAAACATTATATTGGTATTTGGTGTATCTCTTATATGAATTTGTTCTTTAACTTCTTTTTCACATTGCGCTATTCCTAAATCAATAAATGCTTGTGTCATATTTTGACATTTATCATATACAATACTTCGAGTATAATTACCATGAGTTTCATAGTCTTCTCTAGATGGCAACCTACCTAATTGCTTATATACCCGCAATATATCTGCTAATATATCTTCTTTAGATGGATTATTAGCAGCTCTTGAACGCAATGATTTAGCATTATATATAGGATCTTTTTCTCTTATTTCTTCATCAAATAAAGTGACAATTGCATTTTCCCAACTTTTAAAACGTTCAAATGTTGCACTTCCATGAATACCATGTACATTATATTCATTACGTGTAGGGATATGATTTAATTTATCATATACACGATGTAAATCAAGCTTCAACTGTTCATCTGTAATTCTAACATATGAATTTCTTTTATTAATTAATTTAATAACATCTTCTTTTGAATCAACTATTTTTAAGTCAACAAAAGCTTGTGTTAAATTTGTACATTTAGCTCTTAATGCACTTAATGTATATTTACCATTAATATCATACTCTTCATTTGATGGTAATCGACCAAGCTTATTATAAACACTTAACAAATCAGCTAAAATATCTTCTTTTAATGGATTGTTCTCCAATTTGGATCTTAACATTTTTGAATTATAATTAGGATCTTTTTCTCGTATTTCTTTATCAAAAAATACAATAATTACATCTTCCCATTTCCCAAATCTTTCAAATGTATTTGCGTCATATTTACCATAAACATTATATTCATTTTTAAGTGGAATACGATTTAATTTTTTATACACATTATAAATATCTTCTTTAAGTTCATCATTTGTAATTTGATATTGTCCCTTAAATTTTCCTTTAATTTGTTCATTAACTTCTTTTTTAGAAAGTGCTAATTTCAATTCAATAAAAGATGAAGTCAATCCACCACATTTATACTTAACTATATAATTTGTGTAATTGCCATATTGTTCATACTCTTCTTTAGTAAATATTCTACCTATTTTATTATAAACATTTAAAATATCTGACAATATATCTTCTTTCAATGGATTATTTTCTACTTTAGATCTTAATTCTTTAGAGTTATAAGTAGCATCTTTTTCTCGTATTGACTCATCAAATAAGGCTACAATTGCATCTTCCCATTTTCCAAATCGCTGAAATGTTGATGTACTATGTTTTCCGTGTGCATTATATTCTTTTTGTATTGGAATATGACCTAATTTATTATATACATTATGAATATCTTCTTTTAGTTGTTCATTTGTAATAAAATACTCTTGCTTTTGCATCACAAACTCCGTTTTGGGTTACAAACGACTATATAACATGCACTTCGCTTGTTGCAACTTTTAAAAGATATTTTTACTGTACCAGTTTAGATGATTTCATTGACGATCCACCCGGCGATGAATACCCATGGCAACAAAAAAGGGAACTTTTTTACAAAAGCTCCCTTTTTCAGATTTTAACTTAATCTGTATTATTAGCCAACTGCTATAGATTTGCGGCCAGCAGCGACGCCACGTGGATTAACTATTCCTATTCCAATAATTTCAGAAATTATCCAACCTAACATTAGCCTTCTAGGTTCATCGGCGGGTAGCACTTCGATATCTTGACGAACAGGCATAACTCCCACGAATTCAGGATCAGCGCAAGCATAAACAGTTCCCGCAGGAACTATCTTGCTGACCATGATATCAGCGCCCCAGATCTTCGCATAAAGTCCGGTTTGGAGAATTTCTCGTTGAGTTACTGGGTCAACTTCGCCACCAACGCCAGCAGCTTGACCACCACCCGAACCCCAATTGAGGATATCGGTGAATTCATTGATATTCATGAAGAACTTGGTAGTAACCTGGTCCCATCGATCAATTTGGATCTTTAGTTCAACTAAATCTCGTTTAGTTAGACCAGCGTCAGCAATATCTTGAAGAGTATTTTCAACACTGGCAGCTGCGTCGATAGCAGCAAAGACGTTGGCGTCTTCTTGTGCCATGATTTCTTGACGTGCTTTTTGAACGGCACGATCAATAACGTTGAATCGACGACGACGAACTTCATGAATACGAACAGTAGGGTTAGACACTAATTCGAATTCAGGAACAGTGACTCGTTCAGCGAAAATACGACTTTCGGGAGGCGAACCGTTGCTAGAAACAACAACAGCTGCGACATCAATATCGCGATCATAAACAGCTAGAGCGCCTTGTGGAAGAGGATCAACAACTAGAGTACGACGAGCAATTCCTTGATAATCAAGGTTTCGTCGAATAGGATTAGCCATCGATTGGGCAAGAGCAATTTTGCCTTCTTGCGACATGATAGCTGTAGTAACTAGTTGATCTCGTTTAGCCTCACTTAGGCTCGATTGTCCAACAAGCCCTGCATTGGAAGGCATGTTGCTTTGTAACATAGTAGCATATTTCATCATTTGAGCGAACGCATCATCACGAGAAATAGCGTTAAGTTGTCCTTGATTATTAAACATATCCATTTTAGTATCCCTCATATTTATTTTATATTAAGAGGGACTTACAAACTCCCAAATAATACATCATAGTTATATACAAATTAATTAGTTGTTATCCATGAAAATGAAATACAACTTGTGTCTTCGAAGCGCTTGCACTTGGAGTTGTTACTAACGAACCCGAAGAAGTAAATTCAATGAAATTACCAACGACATAAGCAGTTTCGAAAGCATTACCAACAACAGAGGTTAGTAAACCAGCCGTAGTTGCATAAAGAGGCGCACCAGGGTTTAGAGAAGTAGTTGGAGCTAGATCAACTGCAACTGCATCTAAAGTAACTGCATAAAGACCAGGTTTATCCCAACAAGTAACTTTACCCGAACCATAAGCAGTCGAAGGTCCCATAACTAAACCGCCTGTAGTGGCAGGACTAGAAGGATTAGGAACAATTTGTCCAACTGCACCACCAAGAGCGGTGCCGAACATTGTGCCATAACCAACAGTACCTTCGTCTAATAACATTAGAGGACGAGCACCAGAAGCAAGAGTCTTAGTAACAGCAACACGTCCACCAGCTGTAACATATCCATCTAATTGATCAAAAGCAGTTTTGTCAGCAGTAGCTTTTGTAAAAGTTCCGACTTCTCCACCTTTAAGAGTTAAATATTCAGTATCGAGTCCGTCAAATTGACCAAGAGGTTCTTTTCCGCCTTGTAATGGTTTAAGTGCCATGAGTGTATCTCCTAAAAAACTTTATTAATTAATCACATATTATTGTGACCTTGTTCGCATACTCCCGAACAAATGGACTTTAATCAGGTCTTAAAAGTGAAGATCAACCTTCACTAAATCATATATTATTTGATTGATATGTTGACGTATAAAAAATGATGGAAGGAATTATTTTTTAGAAGAAGAGGCTTTTTTAAGCAAAATATTAGAATTTTTAATAGCTAATTGTATAGCAGTTTTTATACTTTTTCCAGGCACACTATTTACAAACAAATTCAATTGTTCCATAGCCTGTTGTAAATCATCTATTTTATTATCTTTAATAGCATTATCAAATTCATTTAATAATTGACTCATATTAACAGATGAATTTGAAAAAGATGATTGAAGGCCAGCTCTTGTTTTAGATATAGCCGACTTTAAAGATTCTTCATTAGTAATTGAAAAATTTACAAAAGGGCTTTTTTCAAATACTTTATATAATTCAGAACTATCACTTTCATTTAATAATGATGCTAATAAAGATACACTACCATCTATATGACCATCTTCATTAACTGTTATTGATAAATCTTTAACAGTATCATTTTTGGTTTTTATATAATCAATTAATTTATTTACACAAGGTTGTATAGAAGACTCATAATTACCTTCTATATTACCTGTATAATTAGATATAGGATTTGCTTTTAAGATAAGCTGTAAAGTGGCAAGTTCTTTCATTTAGCCTTTAAAATAGTAGCATATTTATTCATTATAGAATTTGATGAATTCGCATTTGTTGTATTGAATGGATTATCATTTGATTTACTTGTAGTATTTAAAGTATTAGGTTTTGAATTTTCAGTATTATCACTATGTTTATATGTGCTGATCATATTTTTTAATGCATCTAATTTTTTTGATCGTCTATTTTTATCAGCATCAATAGAAGTTATTAATTTATTGAAGTTATCAGCTAATAATTGTTCATCAGTTCCAAAAAGAGCCTCATAAATAATTTCTCCATTTTCACGAGTGGCATCCCAATAATTTCGTTCACCATTTATATTGCCACCATTATTTTCCATATCTTCTTGAACATTTTGAATATTGCTAAGGGCATTTTGTAATGGACGTTGCATTTTAACACTCAATTGATCTGTTTGAGTATTAAGGTCCATCAACTGTTTATATAAATCATCAACATTGGAATTATTCGTATCAGTATCTGGATTTGATATTGTTTCCATAATTTTGCCATATAAAAGGCTAAAATTATCAGCATATTCATAATATTTACTTTGAAATGTAGATATAGTTTCTACAACAGAGCCCAATGCCATATTGTTTTGAGCATCTAGTGTTTCTCTATTTTTTTCTTGATATTTACGAATACTGTTTATAAAAGAACTACATGCAACTCGAATTGGATATGCTTTATTGTTGTCAATTCGTTTTGTAATGGAATGAATTAATACGCCAGCTCCTAATAGACCAAGTATCCATTTAGCAACTAAAACAGTATTATCACTTGTGGTTCTTAAACTTCTTGGGGACCAAGCAGTTTTTTCAATGGCAGTTAAGTTTTTTTTTACAGCATCAGCAGTTTCACTAATACGAACAATCATATCATCAGCAAAAGATACTAAATCAGAATGACCACGAACATCCATTTCTTCAGCAATAACAACAAGTTCATTGGTAAGATTATTAATTGCAGCTACTTTTTTACTATGAATATTTGACATAGTAGGTTTTTTAGTGACATTATCTATTGTGATTTTATGATTTTGTGCATTATTTTTATAAGTACCAGCACCTGATAAATATGAATCAATAACTTCAAAATTATCTGGATTAGCTTTTTCAATTAAGTCATTACCATCTTCCTCATCATCTAAAGTTATTTCATATTTATCTTCAATTTCTTTACATTGTTTTTTATCTGGATTTTTACCAAGGTCTACTTGTTTATCATCATAATTTTCTAATCCATTATCATAAGCTTTTATCGTTTTTAAAAACTCATGAAAGACTTCACTATTGTCACACATTGCTAATTGTTCACTGTAATTTTTCATGATCACCGATTGTGTAATGAGATTGATCTTATACAAAACTATTGATTATTTTATTTTGCTTATGATAGCATCCACAACATCTTTGACATTATTATATTCACGAGGAATACGAAATTCATCAGCATTTTGTTCAGCATGTGTGGTATTTATAAATTCTTGAGCAACTTGATTAGCAGCTGATTTCAATTGAGTTGGTGAAATATTTAAATTAGAAAATACATCAGCTGCATTGGTATAAACATTAAATATCCATTTATATAAAGTATTTGTTAATGGTCCAATAACAGTCCATTCTTGACCACCATCAACACCATTTCTTTGATCATTAGGGGCATTATTAGGACGAACTTGAGTTACATTTGAATCTGTAGATAGTTTTAATTGATTAACTACAGCTTGAAGCATATCTGAAACTTTTGTATAAGTTTTAGAATCAGTTGATGAATTATTATTTAAAGTTGTAGTAGCATTTGATGATTGGTTATTAGATGGAGATATAGGTGCGTTATTATTATTTGAAGAAGGTTGTTCCTGTGATTTTTGTGAAACTCCAAAAACACTTTCCATAACAGATGTTGCACCAATAACACCTCCACCTAATAAAACAGCTTTCACAATCCATGTTATTAAACCAATAATTAAATTTCCTCGTCCACCAAAAACAAGTCCAATTTTTGGTAGAAATTTTTGAACAAGAGCCGCTCCCATTGGAGCAGCTTGTTTAACAATTGTATTATAATCAACTTTTCCACTTTCTGTTTGAATAGATGGAGTTTGTTCACTTAATTGATTTAATTTATTATTTATTTCATTATCAGATAATCTTACATTTGAATTAACGGCACCTTTAACTATGTTAGGTATAATATTGTCTTGATTTTGATTTAAGTTTTTTGTTTGTTCTGGAGAGTTTAATATTGGAGATAATTCATCTTTAATTTTATTAAAAATTGTAGTAAAATTAATATCAAAAGTTGTACCAAGAATAGAAAATATAATACCTAACATAGGACTATATGAAGTTACTACGCCAACAGTTAAAAAGTTCAATACACTTAATATTGGTTTATTTTTATCAGTTTGAGATTCAACACCTTTATAAAAAGATTGAAATGTGTCTTTTAAAAATCCAACAGCGTCAAATGCTTCTTTAGTAATTACGGGGGAAGCATTTGAACAACTGTTTTGAATTGTTTTTAAAGCATTTAATCTAGCTTTTCTATCAAGCATAATATTCCTAAAAGATTATTGACGGCGAAGATTAGACAATTCGCCAATCATTTCATTTAATACATTAACCCATCGAGCAGTATATTGAGATGTTAATTCTAAACTTTCTTCAATATCTCGTTGAGATTTTTCTCCACGTTTCACGGCTTCTTGTAATTTTTCAGACCAATTATTTACAGCAATATGAATATTTTGTGAAACTGCTTCTAGAAATCTTGGAGCTTCGCTTGGATTTTGTTTAAAAGTGTTTCGTAAGAAATTAACCATTCCTGAACCATTAAGGAATTGTGATAAAGACAATACTGGTATTGGATAATTATCTAAATTGAAACCACCTGTACCTTTCAAACGAGCCCAAGCATCTAATTGTTTGATGTTTATAATACCAGATACAGGTGGGTTATTTATAGATGGAGCTGCATGAGTTTGACCTGATTGACCATAATCACCAGCTCCATTAGACCCAAAATTTCCACCATTCATTCCATTACCATTAGAACCACTAGTAGAACCACCATTTGAATTGCCTGAATATCCGCCATTTGAATTTCGATTACGACCATTAGGTGAATTTTGTTCAAGAGCATTTTCACTAGCAGATAAAACATTTTTTGGAATGATAACTCCATCTAATAATGATTGTGAAAATGTTCTTATACCTTTTCGCATAAATATTCTACGTACACTTTGTTCAATAGTACCAAGAGTATTCTGTAAATTGCGAATAAGTGCTATATACTTTTCTTTAATTGGTTTAGTAAATGTAGATTTGAAAGGATTATTTAAATCTTGAATTGCTCGTGTACCAATTGCTTTTAATTGATTTTGTGAACGATCTAATAAAATATTTAAAACTTCTTTATATGTTCCAATTGTCCAATCATTTGATGAATCATTTGATGAATTATTTTGTGTATTAGATTGACGCTGTGCTATAAATGAATTAAATCCTTCTAAATTAGAATTCATCAAAGATTCAGGATGGGTTTTTATATTCTTAAGTGATTGATTTATAAGTTCATTTGTAACATATTGTTTTCCTGTACGTTGTGGTACACTGCTTAATGTAAATTTTTCTTTACAATGTTTAATTATATTTTCAATTATATTTCTAGTCATTTCGTCTTTTTCTTTAAAAAGAATTAAAATATTATTATATAATGCAGTTAATTTATCATTATAAAACTCTTCAATATTTGAATTGTTAATTAAATAGTTTGATTGTTTTGCGATATTATCAAACCATTTATTCATATCATCTGCCAAATATTTTACCCATTTTTCTAAATTATCAATATTAGGATTTGCAGTTCTAAATTTCATAGCGAAATTATAAGTAAAATCTGGTACTATTTGATTTTTTTCAATATTAACTAATTCACTAAGATTAGTAATAACTTTTCCAGTATTATTTAAATAAGCAACCATATCATCTACAGTTATTTTACTAGGATCAAAAGTGTCACTAGTTTGTGAATTTGATTGCATGTTTAGAAGAACTTGATGTTCAGCAGGTGATGTATTTGTTGAGTAAAGTTTGTTTTTAAAAGTTTCTTTTAAACTAGATAAGTAATTTAAATTAGCAACAGAAATTATTATTGGGCCATCCTGTAAATAATCCTTCCATTTGTCTTTTATAAGAGGTAGCTCATCCAATTCTTGACTATCAACTATTCCTCCTGTTAATGTATAATCACCTTCTAAACCAAGAAGATTAGCTAAAATAGAAATATTTTTTTCTACCTTTTCTTTAATCATATCTACTTGACTTAATTGAGTTCCTTTATAAGGACCAACATCACAACGTTCAGATATACTTGGACAAAAGTTACCAATATACTTATTGACTGCTTGAAGGGCTTTTGTAGTATTTGGTCCCCAAGCGCCGTCATCATTTGATTGTAATTCTCGACCTTTTTGAGTTAATCCAAATTGATCAACTAAAGGCATTTTTTCTTTTATCTTTTCATCTTTTTTCCCAGTAATTATCATTCCTAAACGCGCACCTGTATTTGCAAGTGTTTGTTGCATCCTGTGTATGGCATCTGTCGATTCAGGATATTTAGCCTGTGTTTGGGCTATACTAGATTGATTACTTGTTGTAGCAACATTTCCACCACTAGAAGATGGTTTTGTAGATGACTTTGTAGGTCCATCGTTTAATGATACGAATGCTACATCAGTTCCAAATTTATTAATATTAACCATTGTAGTAATACCTATTATATTTATTGTTGTGTTGATTGTTGTATTGATGAATTGCCATTAGAATCAGTTGATTGATTTGGTTCAGATGAATTTGGTTCAGATGAATTTGGTTCAGATGAATTTGGTTTAGAATCGTTTGAAATCACATTTACTATATCATTTGTTGGTAATTTTTTATCACATTCTGCTATCAATGTATTTAATATTGCAACTGCTTCAGGAATAGTTTTTACATTAATACCTTTTATTTGTAAAATCGCATTAGTAGCTGTTGAAAGATTTGGAATTTTACTTGCAGTTAATAATGCATCACTTGCTGCTATAATAGAATCACATTTAGCTTTTACTTTTAGATCTTGTGATATATCTTTAAGCGTTTTAGTTTTTTGTAATAATTCTTTAGTTTTAGATGTTATTGTTAATATTTCCTTAAGGTCATCAAAAAATGATTTAAGTTTAACAGAAAAATCCATAACATCTTGTTTTATAGTTCGTTCAATAATTTCATGTAATTTTAATAATTTATTTAGAAAATCTTTTTGTTTTTGACTTACGCCTTGTATTACCCAATCATTGGATTCAACCTTTCTAGTTATAGCAATATCGCTATTAAATGTCATACCTTCTTCATTTTCATTCCATGCACTATAATTAAATTGATTTTTATACACTGCTTTAAACGTAAAATATGAAGCAAATTCTTTAGCTGAAGCTGACCAATCTTCTGCATCATCATTATCTGAATCAAGAATAGCCTTCGCATGTTTCACGTCGCCTGATAATATTCCATCAACAAAATTTGGAGCATACCCCATTGTATCTAATGATTTACTTATATTATCAACATCAATTGTTGGTTTATATTGATCTATAAACCATGGTAGTATATCTTTAAATACCCATTTTATCATATCTAAGTTATTAAAATTAGGAATGTTAATTGTAAAATTACTATCTTTTATTAAACTTATATTACATAATTCTTCTATTCTTTTTAATAATTCGCTATTAATACTTGCTTGCAATCGATTATATACTATAGGATTTCCCTTATAATTGGTATATAATTGAAGAGCATTAGTATCAACAATATCAGGTGATTGATCTTTTATTACATCATCCAATTCACCTGCATATTTCTTAAACAATTCTCCAACTTTATTAGCCATTTTTATAGCTTTATTTGCATCACCAGTTGGAGCCTTTGATATATTATCCACAATCGAATTTCTAACTTCATTTAGATTTTTTGGCTTATATCCACCAACATCAGCATCAGTTGTTTTATGAGCAAAGTTAACAACGGCCTCACCAGTTTCTTTCCAAAAATCATATAATGAATTATGACCACCATCAGCCATTGCTTTTTTTAATATAACAGTCTTATCTTCCAATGCTTGCGCTTGATTTACAAAGCCTCGCTCACGAAGTTGATCAACCAACATCATCGCATCAGCTACTAAATTACCAGATGTCTCTAACATAACAACTTCATCTTCTTCTATAATAGATGCAGTCTTTTGTATAACAGGTTCATCTTTAATTAATTCAGTTCTTCGTGCAATTTTTTCAAGCTCTCGAAAAACTATACTTTCAGAATATCCAATATGTTTACTCACCATGATTGCCTTTGATTAGTGAATTAATATAAAATGCATTACTTTGTAAACCTAACAATTGCTCCGCCTCTTTAAGACTCGCTTTTTTAATTTGTTCAGCTTCATCTAATTCATCAGATATTTCTTTTCCACTTTTTGTATGTTTCTTAATATGGTCAAAATAATCTTCATCATAATCTTCATTGCGCTTTAATGGATTTTTCACAGAATCGTTAGAACTTGCATCTTTAATCAAATTCATAAGACTATCTATTGATTCAATAGAATTTGCTTTACACTCTAATTCTTTTTTTTCAGCAGCTTCTTTTTCAATTTGTTCTTGCTTTTCTTGAGCCAACATAATTTGTGTAAAATTTCTAAATACTTCAGAACCCATAGTAGCTGTCCAATCTTCACTACCAATAAAGGCACTGTTCCAATCCTTATCCTTAACCATAATTACCAACCTTTAGAAAAAATAATATTAGCTTTTACTAATGATAATATCAGAAGATTAGTCTAAAAATAAAAACAAAAATATATGATTATAGCCAAAGTGCTTGTAAATAATGATTTTGTGATGTTGGTGGGCCTAGACAAATTCCAATTGTAGGATTGTTTGGAGTTGGTTGACGACTCGTTAATAAACCACTTTCATTTACAAACAATGGTCCATTTAATGGATATCGTTGATTGACTTCATATTGATCTGTCGAAAAAATAATTCTTTGAAACCATATACTAACTCGTCCATTACTTAATGTACTGTCATCTCCTGGTACATTTGGTACTTGATAATTATATGATACTATCGCTCTTACAGAGTCATTAACACCATCACCATCTATATCAAAATTCAATGGTGTTCCAATTGGAAATACAACAACTCCATTAATAGGCTTTAATGCTAATTTTATATTTGATATAAAACTACTTTCTACAATATTAGAATGCCTTAATTCTGCTTTTATATTTGTAACACTAACTAAAATTCCATTTACTAATTTACCAACCGCTGGTTCAATAACAACTTCATCTATACTTGGAGTATAAAATGCATTTGTTTTTGTATCATCAATTATACCAAGTGGAGCTGTTCCATCTGATACGCCACAAACAATACTATTTCCATGTAATTTTAATTGTCCTATCATACCAGGTACAAACCTAGATGTAGGATCAACTGGATAACTTACTGATAATGAACTTCCAATTTGATCAAGACGTAACATAATTCCTTTTAAAAATATTAAGCCACCTAAAAAAGATGGCTTAATATTATATATCGAATCAGTAATTAATATATGATGTTAATATGTTCGTTTGGTTGTGCCACATTTTCCTTTGCATTTGGAATTGTCGCATTTACCTTTTGCATCACATTTACCACCACATTGTTTACATTTAATTTTTGAAGTTTCTTTTCCTTTGTTCTTTTCAACGACCTTGGCTTTTGCTTCAACTGTGATAGATTGAATTAAACGATCTGCAACTGCTTCACTTTGAGTATATCCAAGTGCTCCTAAAGTGTTAGCAACCTTTAAAATAACTGGTATAATACTAGATACAGAAGCTGTTTTTAAAGACTTGAATTGTTGTTCAAGTTGTTCAGATGTTAATCTTGGATTTTGCGATTTGAAATAAGAAAGTAAAACTTGTCCAGCGCCTGGATTTACTTTACCACTTAATACTGCTTGTGCTGCCGCTGCATGACTTGCATTAATTCCTTGAGCAATATTTGTTAATACAGATTTGATATTAGATGGTGCTGCTTGTGCAGTTTCAGGTGTTTCTGTATCTCGTGGACCTAATTCACTTTGATCTAAATTACGAACGTTTGTTGCTTGTGGACGACTATTCATATCTTTATTTAAAAGTTTATTCCCTGTATTTACTGTTTCTTGAGTTAAATGATCCATCGAATTAGGATCACCTGATGCAGATTTTACAAGAGGAGAAAAGATCTTTTTATACTCCTCACTATTCATAATATCATTCATTTCAACAAGAATAGAATCATCAAAATTATTTGTTACTCTCATAATCTCTCCTAAAATTGGAACTCTCTTTTTTATATGTCTTTATTAGCAATCTATGAAGTACATTCAAAAACAAAGCGGCTCTAAATTTTAGAGCCGCCCGTTATTTACTCATTTAATTATGCATTATTGACGACCAAGACGAAGACCGGAAAATGCTTCATTAAGTTGTGCTAATAGACTAGTGTCACATGGAGCACCACTAGTAACATTATTATCATATGCTAAACCGACTTCAATTGCAGCAGCTTCTTTTGTAAAACCAGTTGCTTTACGATGAGCAACAACTCGTTTCATCGATTGGAAAGCTTCATCTGTCCAATTTACAATGGATTCAACTTCTTGACGAATAGCATCTTTGTTATTTGGAACAACACCAGCTTCAGCCATTTCATAAGCTAAATCATATGCACTAGCAAGTTTGACTTTGTATTGTTCATTGTCAATAGCGGCAGTTTTTTCTTTGGAATAATCACTAACTAATTCACTAGCATATTCCGAACCACCATCAGCTTGTCCATAATATTTCTTCCAATATGCAACTGCATCCTTATCAAGACCATGTTTTGCTAAATTATCTAATTGACCAGCGTCAACTCGACCAGCTTTTATAAGGTCATTAATTAAAGCTGCATTTCGTTTTACATCACCTTTTGCGCTTGTATTTGCAACTTCTTCCATCTTATTATGAACATCTTCTAAATCTTCAACAACTGATTCAGAAGATTTGAAATCAAGTCCACCAATAGAAGCACTTCCACTTGGATGTGCTTGACCTAACATATCACTCATTTGTAAAGCTTTAGCAGCTAATTTTTGTCTTTGCATGTTTCTACCTTCAAGTGTGTCATCAACAGATGCTTTCTTTCCAACCATTGGTTTTGCAGCTGGAGTAGGAACAGGTTTTGCGGCTGGTGCAACGACTGGTTTTGCAGCTGGTGCAGCGACTGGTTTTGCAGCGGGAGTCGCAGCGGGAGTTGCAACAGGAGCTGCTTTACCACTCTTTTTCCCATCCTTTTCATCTTCTTTTTCTTTTTTCTTTTTATCAGCTGCTAGTTTTAGCATACGATTCTCTTGAGCAGCACGTTTTTCTAAACCGAAAGCACCACGAGCATATTTAATAAATGCTACTTGTAAAGTCTTTGCTTTGTCAATTATAACACCAGCTTCACGAGTTGCATCGGTAGCTAGATTATTAACAAAGTCTTGATTTACACTATTAATGCCTGGCATTTTTAGAGTGTAAGCAATACTATCAAGTTCTTCTTTTGTTGCTTCAAGTTGTGCAATTGTTTTCTTGAAACTTTCATTTAATCCAGCATTTAAAACGATTTGAATTTTACGTAATTCATTTGTAGCTTTTGTTCCAGATGCGCCTAATTGAATAGCTTTCATACTGGCAGTTACTGTTTGTTCTGGTGCAGCAAGTGCAGCAGCGGCGTCTCCACCACCTGATGCAGCTAATGCTCCACCTTGTGATGTTACAACTTCTTGTCCAGATTTTAGATCGTTAATTAATTCTTGAACGTTAGCAGAAAATGCAGATACATTCTTTTCTAAAACTTCAAGAGCAACTTTGCCTCGTTCAACTGGATCGGCAACTGTTTCTGGAACACCTTCTAATTTTTGTTCAGCACCACCTGTAGGTGCCCCTAGTCCAGCCATTGGATCAGCCGACATAGCTGCCATTGGATCAGCTGCCATTGGATCAGGTGCTCCACCTAATCCAGCCATTGGATCGGCAGGTGCAGCACCAGCGCCACCATTCATATCAGCAAGTCCAGCAAGTGGATCAGCTGCTTGTGCCGATTTATATAATTTCGCAGCCTTTTCAAGACCATGATTCTTAATATTCATCATCATTTCTTTAGCAAACGAAGAAGTTTTGATTTGCCCAAATAAACTTGGACGACCACCAGTTAATTCATGGAATGTAGCTGAAAGAACAACCTTATCACCGCTGATAATATCCCAACGATTCATTTCAGGTCGAGCTGCTTTTACAAACCGAGCCTTTAATTTAGCTCGACAAAGTTTTTCTTTTAATTCTTTATCACCAGGAGCTAAACCATCTTTACCAAAACTGGTTGTATTTTGTAATTGTTTATCTTCTTTACGTGCTTTTTCAGCAATTGGGTCGGGAGTATATTGAGGTTTGCCATTACCAACAGGTTCAGTTGTTCCTTGCATATAAGCTGTTTTAGCTTTTGCTACAGCTTCTGCCCGAATAGAACGTCGTTCGTCAACTTTTGCACGAGCTAACATTTTTTTCTTTTCAAGATCACCTGGGAATAATCCATCTGTTCCTCCCATATCAGACACTTGTTTCATCTGTCGATCTTCATTATCTCGAAGATGATTAGTGTCTTCAACAGAATATTTAGGTGTTCCAGGTGTTGGTTCCTCAGTCCCATTAAAATAAGCCTTTTTATTCATTTCTTTAACAGACGCCATTAACTCCTCCGTACTAAACTTATTGGTAATTTTTCCTATCAAACTTTCAACATTTGCCATCTTATTTTTTATAAGATTCAAATTGTCTTTAAACTCTTCTTGGACTCGATTGGTTTGTTCATTTTGAGCTACTGCCCTTAATGTTAAATTATTGTCATCTTTCGATGCCAATTCTTCCTCAAGTTTTATTATCTTTTTTGATAATGTATCAAACTCAGCTTTTATACTCAAAATATCATCAATCTTTGGTGCTTTTTCTGAACTCTTAACAATCTCTTCCATACGCTTAGTATGAGCTAAAATTGTTCTAACTCTTGCCAAAGGATCAGCTCCATTCACAACAATACTCAATTCAATTGGAGCCAAATCAACGTTAATCTCTCCATATGCTTTACGATTTCTTACATGATCACAATAATCACTTTCTAATCTAGCAACCTTTCCACATTCTGTACAAATTGATCGACCAACAGCAGTTCCCATTGATACAGAGTTTGCATATCCAGCTTCTACAGCTCGTGCTAATGATCCAAAATTAACTTTGTCTAATGCACATAATGCAATGACTTGTTTCATCTTGTCATCATAATATGTATCTAATATAATACCTCTTACTCCATCTATTGTACTAGATACATGATCTTTACATAATGGTTTTCCTACCCATAATTTATATGCTTTTTTCAATTCAGCTTCAGGAAAAATATCGCCGTTGCAATTGTGGGTTATTATCCCACATGCCACATATGAATTATCTTCTTCTACTTCTAAGTTATAAACATCTCCAACATAATTTTCTTTTATTATATTGGTAATTGGATGTAAACCATAATTATTATCAATTGTATTATTTACTACTGGCGATAATAATACATCAAATTTATTTAACATATTTAGTGGTGAAAATTTATATTCTAATTTTTCATTACTGTTTGTTATAGCAGTAATTCCATTTAATTTTGAATTATTTAAATCAATATGATAAAATGGATGTTCATTTGTGCATTTAAATTTAGGCTTATTTCTAGCAGAAACTATAGTAATTTCTCCATTGTGTGGTGTAATAAATGTTCGTAATACTTTACGTGCTCTATTTTTGTGAGTGATAACCATATCACCAACTACAACATCTTCAATATTTTTAACAGAGCCATCCTCCATAGTAACTGGAGTGCCAGGTAAAAAGCAGTTTTTATATGGTTTTAAATTAGCATCTGATGAATTCCATTTCCAGCTACCAGTAGTTTCATCAATATCCCATTTAGCAGTTATTGGTATACCTTTACTGTCTAATTTAGGAGAACCATCATCATTAATTAATGAACGTTCAGCAGCGTGCATCATTGCGGTAGAAAAGTATAAAAAGTCATTTGCACGAGGAGCTATCCGTTTTGATTTATCAAATGCTACAACCTTTTTAAATTGATCCATAATTTCTGGATCATTTTCTACAATTTCAGAAGGTTTTATATCTGATGAAGTAACTTGATATGCTTCTCCATATTTTGTTAATGCCATTGTACCTCTTGTTAAGACTGTATTATCTAATGCAAAAATAATAATTGATTTTTACTTATTCGCCCAACTTGGTTTTTTCTTATCATTTGATTCATCAACTTCTACACGTTTTACATCATTATTTGCATTCTTTTTTACATCGCCAATAGTCTTAGCAGCTTCTTCAGCACTCATATCTAATGACATTGTTTTAACAGAACCATCACTATATTTTACAAAAGACATAATTATTCCTCCTTATTAATAACTTCTTTCAAAGTCATCATACTTGTATTATCATCATTATATGGCTTATCTTTTCCTAATACATCTTTATTAAGAGCATATATAATACGATCTTTAATCAATTTTTTAATGGTATCAGTTTGTTCTTCAATACTTGTTAATGAATCTGTTATATGTTTTTGCATATCTTCATTATCTATGTTGTTTTCTAAATAATCAGCAAATTCTACCACTAAATCTGCCAATCCTTTTACAGTCTCTTCCAATGATTTTTGCATTGGACCTATATGAGTATCTTTATTGAATTTAGATAATAATTCCAAACAAACATCAAACAATGTATTTAATTTATTATCAGCTTGTTCTTTTTGTTCTGTCGATTGAACTACATTTTTCTTTTCTTGATTTTCATCTATATATTTATTAAGTTCAATATATCTATTTCCAATAAGACGCCATATATTCTTTTTTAAATTTTTACCAAGATTAACGAAATATGGTTCAGCTTCCACTTCTTTAATTATTTCATATGTGATACCTTGGTTATTTTTAAATAGATCTATAAATTTACCAATTTGATTATTGATTAATATTTCAATTAGATTAGTAAATGTATCTAAATGTTCAATAAGATCTTTGGTCATTTTTTTATCAAGAGCACTAACTTCTTGACTGATATTTTGTTCTGATATTTGTTGTGCTGTAATATATTTTTTTAAAGCTTGAACAATACCTCTTCTTGTTTGAGTA